CTTCGTAGCTAACTACTTCTCTTTCTTTTGGAAATAGATTTTCTATTTGCTCACTTTCATAACATCCTGTATTTTCTAACAGGAACTCTAAATTGTATTCTGTTTGCATAACTTATTTGTTTTCTTCAATTAAAAATACTGCATCTTCTCCCTCTAGTAAATCTACTCCATAGATTACAGGCTTATCCAAAAGGTTATCTTTATCGTCCCACTCCTGCCGGACCTCAAAGAATCTTGCCTCACCATTTATTATGTAGTCTAAGGCTTCCTTAGCTGCTTCTAAAGGATTATCTGCATCTAACTCTACCTCCCAGATTATTCTGTACGTCATAATTACAATTTTTTAAATTCATTATCAGGAAAATGCTTTTGTAAATACTCTAATACATTGGTCTCTACAGCTAACTCTGAACCACCTACATAGACTAAATCATTAACATTAGAATCCCAAACATACAATGTTACATCTTTAGTATCTGTGGCATAGTCAAACTCACCATCAGATTCTAATTGTTGTTCCACAACGTAATACATCTTTTTCATTACAAACTTTTTAAGTGATTAAATAATAAAGCCTGCTCAGTTGAACAGACTTTTTTTTACACATAAACTAAACATTCTTCGAAACACAAGGGGGTAGTTCTTCTATCCTATCCAGAATCTCATTCACATCATCTTCTGTCAGATACCCTAACACATCATCTGTAATAGGTGTATCGTAGCAAAGGTCCTCCCTATCATCTAAGACAGCTAACTCCCATAATCCCTTCCTACCCCCATAAGATAATCCGTTCATGACTATTGAAGCTCCATACCCATTAGGAAATTTAGCTAAATACCGAATACCACCAAGTCTAACATTACTAGGTAGGTTCGTGAAGTCATTTGATGACTTTTTAATTTCGCTCATAAAATTTAATTTAGATTAATTCATTGATATAAAAAATGTGGTACCCATCCAAGCCTCCTGATGTAGAGTTCTGATGTATACAAACAATCCTGTTCGTTCCACCATGCTGCCCGAGCAGGCTAGATAGTCTTGATTGAATTCAAATACGATAGGAAGCATAGTTATTTATTTTTCAGTTTGTAAGTGAAAACATCCACTATGTCACCCTTGATGAGGTCTAACATTTGTTCATTAGATGACACAGAAACCCAGCATCTTTTTCTACCTACGATTGAATCACATATCAGAGGAGATAAGTATTCTACCTTATGCTTTTCATTTTTGTTTGAGGCACTCTTGTAGAATACCCTTACGGTACCTGTGGTGTCTGCATCAATAGTGACATAGATGTCATAGACACAACCGCCAGCAACCAACTCTACTGACAAACCACTATCCTTCAGGAATCGATATAGTTCCCAGGCAATCTCATGCTGAATAAGATTACAATCTTCCTGTTCAGATTTTTCGGATTGTAATTGTTTCTTAGCTAACTTGTGCATCTCTTCGTAGATAGTCATAACTGTTTGTTTTAATTGTTGAAAGGTGAATACCTAAACTACTTTAAGGTATATATTATCAGGATAATATCCACCAAACACATACTTAGTAACTGGGCATAACCATATTTGGAATCCGTCAGACTCTCTATGATAGTACCCACCTATCTGTATTGGGTGTCCATACTCTTCAAGCACATCTTCATCCATACCCATATTATCCATTATCATATGGTGTTTAAAACCATCAAACGGTTCATCATAGAACTGTAAGGTTACTTCGTTACTGTTACCTGACAGCTCGTCCAGTAGCTTATCAGCACCTGCAACCATTGCTAGGTTACCTTTAGTACCTAAACCTAGTTCTAAGAACTCAGGCAAATCAATAAACCAACCTTCGTTGTCTTTGTAAAATCTATGTATCATAACTTATTTATTTAGATGAATATAATAAAGGGGCTTTGCCCCTCTCTTTAAAATGATTCTATTGCTTCGATTGCTTTGTTAATATCTTCAAGCGTAACACCTGACCAACATCCTATGTCGAATGTAGCAGATACAAGCTCAACACTCCAATGCTTATCCCCTAAGTCAAGACCATATTATCTCTCAGATACTGATTTCAAATCTGCTAAAGTTAGTTTACCATCAGCCACGTGTAACTCACGATTGATTATTTTAGCTTGTCTACCTTTGCTATCTGTTATAGTAGTACACTTTTCTTCATAGACAGGTTCAAACCATAGGTCTAACAAACCTACATCCCTGAGTCGCTCTTCTGAACGAGAGCCAACATAGAAATCACAATTTTCACCAATAATAAAATTAGGAGTATCTCTCAAAGCAATCTTCTTAGCAGCCTCTCTGTACTTTTCTTTTATTAACTTGTAACCAATGATAGTATCTCTTTCAGATTCGGCAAGAGCTATCACATCACTTTCTTTGAACATGTAGTAATGATCACCTGTGTAGTCAGGTCTTTCTGCTATGATGTAAGTAACACCATTGAACTCTTTACTACCATAGCTAACTAATTCACCAACACCATAGCCAGATGCTAATCGACTATTTGGTTCTGGTGATAGCCAATGCACCGTTCTATACTCTGTATTGTCCGGTATTGCAGGTAGCCTTTTACCTTTTACTTTGTAATCTGTCATAACATTTGTTTTATCTGCTGTTAATTCTAAGTCTTTTTCTGCATGCCAATTTCCGGAGGTACCTCTACCAGGTACATATACTCTGTAGGTTAAATCACCTGGATAGTCATCTGGTTCTACTTCGACAACTCTTCCTACATCACCTGTTCGATTACATGAATCACCCGTGTTTTCTACAATTACTACTTCATCTCCTAATTTGAATTTTCTTGTCATAACGTTTGTTTTATTTGTTAAAAAATTCTTTTTAATTTTTATTTACGAGCTGAATAAAGACCATAACCATTAAGTAAATCCACTATCTGGTCAACCACTTCTCCATCTGCATAATCATCTCCATCCTGATTAATTATATCAGATATAAAATTACCTAGTTGGATAACTGTAGGTAGTGGAGGTAATCCATTTTTTACCCTATCCCTTAGGTTACACCAATACTCGTGTCCTTCTGGACTACGATCCCAAACAAATGCACCACTGATTGCATCTGCAAGTGATTCACATCCATCACCATTAGATACATTGGTATTATCCAATGCCTGACTACGATAAGGCTGAGGTAATTCCATCAACCAATCTTTAACTTTTTTACGCATAACTGTTTTTTTTAATTGTTAATATGAAAATATTTAATCCTGCCAAAGCATTATAGTACCGGCATCATACCACTCAGCATACCACCCTGCATCATCTAGTATAGCCACCAGTTCTTTATGTACACCAAACTGATAACTACTACTGTCTGTATAGTAAGAGAACAAAGGCATACCACTTTTACTATCAGGACTACTCTCTCCTGTAGTCCATATACCTCTTTGTGTTCCGTCGAATTCTTCGGTGGTACGAAGAAACATTCCTTTGTATCTTTCTGAAAGATACTGCATTAAATTATCTCTTGTCATCATAATTTATAATTTACTTTTGTGAAGATTAACAATTTCTCTACGTCTCACTAGACTATCATATCTATTGGTGAGACTGATAACAATTCTGTTAGAGGATGTCTTACATAGCTTTCTGTTGATATTTAATATCTGTCTATCAAGTACATGAGACATCCTGAATAGCCTAATGAACTTGTCTGTTCTCATATAGTAATTTGATTATCTTTTTATTATAGCGTTTCATAATAGGGGATTCTGTAAACAACCCTACATAATCAGAATGGTCATTTGTCCTTTCATTAAAGGTAACTTTTTCATGGTCAAGGTAAACCCAAATGGAACCATTTTTCAACTTATGTTCTTCAATATTGTATTGAGGTATCATTCTGGTAGAGACCACCTCATAGTAGCCATCCTTTAATCTCCTGTGAAGTAACCTTCTATTAAACCAATAGTACCTTTCGAAAAAGCACTCATAAAATAAGTAAAATACTAACCCCAACGAAAGACAAGAGAGGATAATCCCTAACACATACCAAAACCAAACATTAAATTCGCATCTTCTTTTCATAACTAACTTTTTTAAAATTTAAAATTTAATTGAATCTTTATCAAGTTCATAGGCTTTTCCTTTCTTTATAAAGATGTTTCACCATATCAAAAGGCATAGTCATAATTAGCTGTCTTAACATCTGGTCTTCCATTCCAAGTTCCTTTAATAAGGCTTGAGTCTGTTCACCATCAGTAGGTAATGCAATAGTTAATACATTAACAGGTTCTAAATAACCTTCCTGTACATTTAGGAAGTACTCACTACCTTCTTTAGCGCATCTGTAGAAAGAACCAAATTGGTTATACTTTATTACATCTCCAATCTCTACTATACTTACTACATCCCCTTGAGTATAACCTGAAGAGTTAGGGTTCTCTACTAATACTTTTACTTTTTGACCTACTCGATACTTGTGCATAGCTTGTTTTTTTTATTTAATTTAGTAAATTATTATTTTCTTAACTCGGTCATTCTATCGTACAATCCTTTGACTATGCCATAAGGTATTGTTTGACAACCAACCTCTACTTCGTCTTTGGTGAATGTGGCTTGGTAGTCACCTACTTGAAGTGTTTTGTTGTTAACAACAAACTTATAGAGGAAGTCTTCTAGACTCAGTACATTAGCACCAAGCTTCTCACGGGCTTGTGTTAGATGCTGTCCATCCCATTGCAAAAATGGATAGTCATTATCAAACTCTGTTGTTTCTCTGTACACTTTCACACCACTATTGCGTAGTGTATCAATTACCATTTTCTGTATTGCTGGATTTTGACTATACAAAACAAATTTACTGCTACCTGCATTTTTAAAATTCATAACTGTTTTTTTTTATTTAATTAAAAGAATGAAATACTGCTAGGAGGAGGTTTTATAGAATATTATTCTACTGAATTGAATATCTGTAGGATAGATATATAAAAAGTTTTTGCATAGGTGGGAGAAAGTGGTAAAAAGTGGGAGGGGGAGGGAGGGTATCTGCTTTTTGAGAATATCTTACCAAAAATTAATAATATTTTACCATTTTATATAAAACCTCCCCCATTAAACCCCATGTGGTAAACCTTCGTCATCATCCCCTTCCCTAGCAAGCAATACTCCCAGTAGAAAAGAAACAATTCCCCCCTCAACTCTATTATGGACACACATTATTATCCCCAGTATCATTAGGGATACTCCAATAATCTTAATCATATGGATTCATTTTAAGCCTTGTTAAGGGCTATTAAATAAAAGAGTAAGGTAATCACCCTACTCACACACCTAAAGTCTAACCTTGAGGCTAGAATCAATCAAAAAAGGCTATCGTTTAAAGACAGCCTCACTCCATTTATTAAATTCTTCAGTGGAAAAAGACCTCTCTTCCACCCTTATTTTATTAAATTTCAGTCTATTTCTCCTAGGTTTTATACCAAAGAGTAGTAGTAAAGCATCATTTTTAAGCCTTACTACCTTACATTTTATTCTTCTTTTCATTTTTGTTATATTTATTAATGTAGGAATCACTTAAAAGTATCTTATAAGTTCTTAAAAAGTATCAGCTGGAGGTAGTATAAACAGGTTAAAGCGAATGGTCCACAGTGTCCTGCGAAGTAGCAACAACAACCTAAGAGTCACAGCACGATATAATAACAAGAACCGTTTCACAAGTGTTTCATTGGTTTGTCATCGGAAGAAGGCGTTCAACTGGTAAGGCTCCAGAGTCAGTATGATGGATCAGACATAAACAATAGACCTCCTCCATTTACTTGGGTAAGGGTATCTATATCCCAGGAAAGCCTACCCTAATCAGTAGGCTATAAGCGTTTATATACCCTATCAATTAATTCTATTCTCTTAGCTATCGCCTCCAGTACTTTCTCCTTAGTATGCATATCACTTGCATATTCAAAGTAATACCTATTCCCTTTACTTACCTTTTTTATTATATCAAAGATGCCTCCCTCGTATTCGTCTCTATGGTAGCCGGCTCTCATGATTAAATACCAACACAGACCCATGCCTATGTCGTACTTATGAGCGTAGTCTATCATCTCTCCTACGTCACTCATACCTTCCATAAGGTCTAGGTGGAATGCATAATGCTTCCTGGCCTGTTCTAACATATCTTTATACATGTGCTAATGCTTTTGCTTGAAAATAAGGAATACATTTTCTCTCAGTAGAGGAGTAAGCTAGCCTAGCATTAGGGATGGTACTTATACAAGATGTATGTATAGACTGGATCCTTTTTCTTAGCTTCTTCTTAGGTTTATCTAAATACCCCTTCAAGGCTCTATACTCAGTGAGTATCTTACCTTCTACTAACTGTATGTCCTTTACCTTCTCTAAGGGAATATACCTATTTCCTTCCTTAGGTGCAATACTACGACCATACACTCTCTCAGCGGTTTTCTTCCACCAAGATAATTCAAGGGTGTTAACCTTCTCTATTACTAGTTCTTTCTTAGTAGGTTCATATACAACCTCACTATTATTACTTCCCTTAGCAAGGGATTGTTTTTCGAGATTGAACTCGAACTTAGTCATCTTTTCCATATACTAATTATTGTGGCTATTTAAGCCTGTTTAAAAATGATTTAATACATACATACTAGCCACCCCAGTAAAGGGCAGCCTTGAGCCTCCTAGGCTATAAATACTACCAACCCTTACCTGGCTCTTGTATATACCTCCTATGGCAGGTACCTGGCTCTTGTATATACCTCCTATGGCAGGTAGTACTTGAACCTATACAGCTTGTTAGTGTAAAGGCAATCATAACAATAACGATTACCACTAGGGCAGTCTTCTCCCTTGAGGATAATTTCTCAGGGTACTCATACCCCTTTAGATCTAAATTCTTTTTCATACATAAATTTTTAAGAGGTAACCAATGTACCCCTGATTAAAAACACCCCTTGTAAATTGTATACAAGAGGACACATACCCGAAAGGCAAGACTGCTCAATCCAGGCGGTTTGTGGTAGCGAGGGACTCGAACCCTCTGCAAGCCCACTACACTATGTTTGCAGACATACAAGTCTATTGTACCTGTCTCCAGGTTTTACCCTTCTTGCGGGGATTAAACACGTTACTGCATACGTGTTATGTGGATCCATTTTTGTAGTTGCCTGACTACCTTACCATTGGTTATGGTTGTAAGGATAACTGTATCTAGGTCGCTACTCTAGACACATAACTATATTACACACGACTGCTTACGGCTAGCCAGTGTGCAGAGATAACTCATAACCTATTAAACACTTCAGTAAAGTATAGACAAAACATAGTAAGGTATGGACATACTTTGCCCATATAGTTTTACACAAACCTCCATACTACTCTATGTGTCGAGGTTCTTACATATACCTTACCTGAAGGTATTGCATAGCCCTGAGCATGACACACATAGTTTTTCCCTTACAACTTAATGTAAAGGTGTACAAACTGATGCAACTATATTTTGTTAGATTAATATATAAGGCAAATTATTTTTAAAGTAATTATGTGGACACGCTTCGCCCTTTGCAATTTTGCATAGTTCCTCCCTATGCAAAAAATTTGCTTTATTTTACTTTTACCCTACTTTCAAAAAACTTCCGTTTATATACCCTACATAATAGGCGTATCTTAGAAACTTCGGTAAAAGGGAGTGAAAGGGAGTAAATTAATACTACAACCTAAAACTGCAACCTTATAACTTACCTATATATAAACGCTATAACTACACTTTTGCAGCTATATAGTACCCCTCTAAAATTACGATTTTAACCACTTACTTTGCATAAGTGTAAAGGGGTAAAAGTCTACTAACCTAAATTATGATAGTACTTTTTTACCAATCCGACAAACATAGTAGGGGTAAAAATAAACCCGTTTTTTTCTTTATACCTTATCATTTGCGAAGGGGTTAAAAAGGAATGTAACTTTTTAAAAGTTTCTGTTTTGTGTCTTGCGTCTGTAAAGTGCGTCAAACTAAACTTTTTGTAAAGTGTGCTTATCTCTTTGTGTTCTTTTTGGTCGGCAATAAATACCTTTAACACTTGACTGAAAGATTTTAAAACATTACGTTGCCTTGTCGCAACTGCTTTGCTTGTGTCCTTTACGTTTTCAGTTGTAATACCTTGCTTTAAAGTATCTACAAACTTTATCCCTTTTTGTACTTTAGTCTGTATAATGGTTTGACCTTCAAAAGTTATACTTTCGAGGGGTGCAATGTCTTTAATACTTTTACTTTGTACAAAAGTTACTTTTGGTTTTCTTACCCTTTTTGCTTTTGTAGTTACTTCTTTTGTAGCTACTTTCTTTACTGCTACTTCTTTTACGTTTGACATAACTTTTAAATTGTGGCTATTTAGCCTGTTTATAATACCATACTTTAATTGTAAAAGTATGGGCAATACTTTACCCACCACCCCTTAGGGTGTTTTTATTGGGCAATGGTATGCCAGGGCAAAGATAAGGGGTACAAAGTTACTGTACAAACTTTTTACTAGATGTTTCCCAATATCGTAAATTTCAATCGTTTTCGTTTTATTTTTTTCGTAAAAAACCTGGATTTTTCGTAGCTTACGAAAAAATTTCGCTGGAGGGATCCAGCAGATTGCCTCTCTAACCCCACCCCAAATCCCCCAAATCTAAAAAAATATATAAATATATAAAATAACCCTAAGATCTGCTCCGGCTGCCCTTCCCCCTGGACCTAAGGTTAAACCCTCACTTCACTATACTAAACAACAAAGGGACAACTATGTCCCCCTGTTAAACTCCTTCAACCTCTCTGTAAATTCAAAGTGGTCCTGTCTTCTCTTTATAGCCCTCTGGTACATTTCTTCGTCTTCCTCATCAAACTCTATCTCTGTTATACTCCCATCCGATATATCTCTTTCCATGGCTATTCCATCCCATGGTTATCCTTCTGTGTGTATCCATATTTTAGCCCCATTAACTAACAGAGGAAAGTCATGCCCTATCAGGTCTATTAGTTTTACCAAAGATCCTACCGGCACGTGTAAATCTTAGAATCCTTCCTGGGCTAGTTTTCTTATTTTGTCTGTTATCATAGTTTAATTTTTACAGTTACGGATCTTCTGATACCGGGTAGATGTGTAGATGGGGTACTAATGTATATGTAACCGTCTTTACGTTCATATAATTCTTTATCTAGCATACCTAACACTTCATATAGCAAAGGGTCTGAACCTAATAACTTCTTTATTTTGTCTTTTATCATATTACTTCTTTGTAAGTGTACTTTCTATTTTTTCTAGCTAGCTCTTTTGCTTCATCCTCCTTCCATCTCTGTATGTCAGCTAGAGTCTCCTCTTGTGTTTCGTAGTGATACATATGCTCTCTCCATAGACTCCACCAGTTAGGTTTATACTCTGCTACGTAGTAAGTGTTACCATAGTAACCTACATAGCTTTTTATTCTATATCTAGCCATTGATTCTTTTTGATAGGTTAATAATATATTCTTCTTCCTCTGTTGTTAGAGAAGTACTATGACCTCTTAGTTTAAGTAGAGCCTCTTCGAACTTATTACTGGTATAGCTTCTAGGTGTGTCTATTTCATCTAATAGATCTTCTTCGCCAAGGTGATCATTATCTCTTAACCACTCAATTACTTTTTCAATGTCTCTGTATCTAAGACTCTCTAGGAAGTCATCTACATCAATATCTACGTAAGGCATAATTGTTTGTTTTACTTTATATTCTGTTAATTAAATCTTCTTCATCGTAGTTAGGTCTAGAGCTTTCCTCTAGGGCCTTTAGTACATCAAGGACAGTTTCTGCCTCTATGGTTGCTTCAGACATAGGTCTGTCTTTGTTGTTGTTCAGTTTTACCAGAGCCTGGGCTCTTATGCTATTGAATACATTTTTGTCTATGTACATACCCTACCCCCTTTTTTATTGTTAAAATATCAAAGGGGATTTTACCTTTTAACAGGCTATCCCCCTTTGAAAAAATTTTCTATAATTTTACCCATTTTTCAGTTTCTATCATCTCATCTATGTAGTCTTGGGTATAGTGTACATTCTCTACTTTTTTCACTTCGGCCATTCCACTATATGTGGATGAACCTATGTTTGTACCTATGATAATTTTTCTATTCTTACTTGGATGTGTTTTATCCATGAAGTTACAGAAGGAGTGGTCAACTTCAGCTTTTTTAGCTGGTTCTGGTTCTACATCTTTGTGAGATGCCTCTAGGTTTTTAAGCCTGTTTTCTAGCTCTGTTACCTTTTGTTTCAGGGCTGTTACTTCTGATTCTAACTCGTCTTCTTCTTCGCCCTGCAGGTCGAATAAGTCTAGGTAGTCAGCTAGATAGTCTATCATGTCTGCTTCTTTTTCTGTCATTGGTTTCGTAGAGTTGATAGCTTCATTTAATGCTTCTTCGAACTCTTTGTAAGAGCTGAAGGTGGTCGTGTAGTTGTTGTTTGTATACATGTTTTTTTTATTTATGCAAAGGTAGGTATTTTCTGATTACCAAAAATATTTCTTTTAGGTCTGTGAACCTAAACTCATTTTCATTTCTTACACTCATAAACCCAATAGTGAAGTAATGATCACTTTGGTATATTTCAGTTACTCTGTTACCATTTACAGTATCTAAATAAACCCATGGGTAATTGGATGACATGGTTATTTCTATACCTGTCTTACTTAGTCGTTCTTTCAAAGCTATTAATGGGTGTCTCATACACTAAAGAATGTTATTTTAGGGATTTCAGGGCCGGTTTGTTCATTTATTAACTTTATTTCAGATACTTCCAGGACTGGGTATGGTTCATCCCCTAGTGATAGGTTTATGGGATTAAGGAAATCATAGTATAACCAGTCCAGTTCTGCCTGGGTTGGAGGGGTACTTATGAAGTTTTCTCCTACATCTACCTTTAGTTTTAACTCTAGAAGCATCTTTTATATTTTATTACGTAGTCTGAATACTGCTTTGCGATTGCTTTCGCAATACCTGGGTAGGTCCTAGACCGTATTTTAGATCTTTCTGGGCTAGGTGGGACGTTATGGGACCTAGCTACCCTACCTGATACTACATCCGTAGGGCTTAATATAGGTAGGTTTCTGGTCCATAGGCAGGTAGCCTTAACTTCCCCATGGCCAAATTGCCATGGTTGTAGTATCTGATTAGGCTTACGGAAGGCACTACTCATCACTCCTATGGGGTTTTCTATTGCAATATGGGTAGTATCGCAGTTATATAGCTTCATAAAGAACTCTATAGCCTCTTTTTGGGCTATTCTGCGAGGTTCTCCTACTAATACACCAGATTTACGCTCAGGCTGGTCTTTCAGCCATTTATTGGCTGTACAGGTCAAATAAGTGCAATCTGGGTGGAATATAGCTAAATCCCAGCAGTTTATCTTGATAACTTCGAGTACATCACCCTTAATATGCCATTCTGGGTGTCCACCTGAGCAATCTTGTAGGTCATTACTGTATGCTTCGTGGCCTAGTTCTCTGAATGCCTTTGCTATCTCTTGTGATTCTTCACAACCAATAAGTACTCTTAGTCTGTTCATTTATTAAAAAGGTATATTTAACTTAGGGTAATATTTTAAAATCAAATCTCGGATAAACACAATGTCTTTTTTGTATCTTGTATAGTCTGAGTTATTAGTAAACTCATTTGGACACACCCACCCTTCTATTTTTCCGTTGTATTTTATTACCTTCCAGTAATAATCTGGTACAGGTACATCCTTCATCTTTTCATTACCATATAAACATCCTGTATAGACATATATTGAGTCAAAATCAGGGGCAAGTTCTTTAAGTATATGCTGCTCTAAACGCTCATAAGGGTGCTCATTAAAGAAGGAATACTGCGGAGCTGTGTTTGTATACAACATAGATTCCTTTGCAGCTGTTAAGTCAAAATAGAATGCACTGTATGGAGCCAGGTGCCCTTTATCATATTTACCATTGTTCAGGTACTCCTTGTCAGTGGCTACCTGATACTTAGGGTTAATTAAAGGGTCTTGATGGAAAGACGCAACTGTCTTACGGTCTATCTTATTTGTACTAGTTGCGTGTGCGGTAGTTTGGATATACCAACTAATCAAAGGCGATTTCAAAACAGTATCATACTCTAAAGTATAATAAGTGTGCTTTACAGTTATGGTGTGTTGTGCAAAAAGTATTGTGCAAAAAATGCACATTGCAAATGTTAATAGTATCTTTTTCATTGTTTTCTTTTTTACTAATATTCAATTACTTGACAATCTGTTATGTCAAAATATTTTTCTTCGTCTAATCCGGATATCTTCAACTCTAGTTGGTCTGAGTAATACCCATTATTAGAGCCATATCCTGGAACTTTTACTGAGTATCCCATTACCGGTACCAATTCAATACCGTACCCTTCGATTCTATTGAAGAATTTATCACTGCTTAAGTCGAACTCAAGACCTTCAAAATCCTCTAATGTCAAGTCGTTGAATGATAACCAATGCTCTTCAGCACAATCCCTATCGTGGTGAGAAGATAATGTTACTCCACCATTGAACTCCAAGCTTTCTTGATTTACTTTTATTACTTTATAATTCATAGTTTTAATTTTATTGTGCGTGTTTTTCAATAGCAGCTCTCCACTTCTCGTAGAGTGCTCCGGCTATAAATGAATTAATTACTGTCTGCTGGTCTTCGCCGACATCTAGTTCAAGGTAGTATTCTACGGCTACTTTGTTTAACACTTCATCCCTTAGCTTTTCATCGAGGTACTTGTACCTTTCTCTGATGAGCTCTATCTGCTCTTTTGTTTGCCCGCCTAGTTCTTTTTCCAGGATGGGCTTTATTCTACCTTGTAGTTTTTCTTTTACTAATGACATTCTTATACTACATTCTAATTATTAGATAATTCTTCTCTTGCTTTTTGATACTCAATATCTAAATCAACTGAGTAATTCATTCCTATGAATGAACTGTAATCAGCACCTCTAGTCTTAGACAAAGTCTTACTAAATGCTGTGTACATAGCGTAACTGCCTGTTACATTACCTTCCCAATTCATTGTCCCGCTAAATCCTCTTGAACCACCTTCTTGAAATGAATCTTGATTAGCACCCAAGTAAATAAACTTCCAATTATAAGTTGTTTCCTGATGTTGAATCATTTCCTTGATTAACGATGTTGTATACTGTCTAGATGAATTTTCTTCTCCATCTGTAATCACTACAACTATTACCTTTTCCGGTCTATCTTCTTCGTTCAAGGATGCTAATTTATCACCTAATTCCTTGATGGTAATTCCTAGAGCATCATTTAACGGTGTTCCTCCTCTTGGAATATAATTAGATTCGTTTAATAAAACGACACTATCTACAGGTGAGAAATCGTTTGTTCTCTCTAACGACAAAGTTGAATCTCCTGACCAACCTGCACTATCGAACTGTGTTAATGATACGGTTAATTCACCGTCTTCTTTCTTTTGATCTTCTATTAATTGATTGAATCCACCGATTACATCTAGTTTCATAGATGACATCGATCCTGATCTATCAATTAAAATAGATACGTGTGTGTAATTAGACTTCATTCTTATTTATTTTTAAATTAATGCTTTTATTTTGCAAATATAACCTAAAACCTTAACCCATAGAAATATATTTTTCCTTAACCATAAAATCATACAGGGAATCCAAATCCCAATAGAAAGGTTCTTCAGTCTCTGAATCCCAGCACATAGGCTTCTCACGAGAGTAATTACTCTTATTACTCATTTCGAAGTTAGATACATGGTCCCATCCGTATTTTCCGAATAACTCTTCACCTAATAATTCTATTATAAGGTAGAATTCATTGTCGTAGTCTATCAAGTCTACACCGTTATTGTAAAGGTTACGGTATCTTTCTGATATACCCTGTTGTAACTTAAAATACTCTTTAAATTTCTCTTTTGTCATAATTCATCTATTGTTTGTAAATAATCTTCTACGGCTTGTTCGAAATCTTTTATCAACTCCTCGAAGGATTCTCCTTCTGCTCTGATGTATGTCACACTATCTATACCTACTGCCTTAGCATGCCACAACTCCTCTGATTCGCCATACTCAGCAATACCTTTAAACCCTTTGTGCTCTAATTCACCAAAGCCTCCACGATTGGAATTGTAGTACTCGTCTACGGAATCATAAAAAGGCTTATTCAACTCTTTCAGGAGAGTACCTAACTCAAGCAGTACATAATCACTATAACAACCTTCACCCGGCTCAGGCCAGAAGTAATAGCAGCCATCTACATCCATTATAAACTGACCCATACTACCTATCCCTGCTTTTACTTTTACATTGTATGCGTTTCCGTACCCAAATCTCTCTAATTCAAATAGTGCCATGTTATCTTATTTTTCTATTGTTAAATATTTATGACCTAATTCTTTTATTACTTCAATAGCTCTTTCAGAGCTTATCTCAAACCCTTCTCTACGGTTATTTACTCTGACACCTTTATCTTCCAAGTACTGGTGTACCTCCTTTTCTAACATGTAAGCATTACCTACTTTAAAACTGAATACAGGATACCAAGGTGTGATACTACTAGTCTGTGATGATAATTCTTTAGCTCTTTGTGTTACACTAGTTGTGGTCATTCCCACTTTGGATATGCCAAGTATAGATTGGTTCACCATTACATAAACCCATTGTGGCTTTAGTGCTGATGTTGTTGGATCTATAAAACTTTCTCCGAAATATGTGACATTCTCCCAAGGATGAGGTTCTGTCTCTGTTAGAGTGAAGGCTACTGCACAATCCATACTATATCTGAAATCCTTCTCTGGATTCAGCAGCCGGTAATTCTTTGACTCTTCTTGGGTGACTCTTTTTATCATGGTATAAAGCAGATTGTAGGGTTATCTTTATGGATATCTATGTTTTTGTAGATAGATTTAAATACCTCCACATTAAATGGTCTAGTGATTAAATGAACACCGTTCTTTGTTGGTATCTTGGCTATTACCTTTGGTCCAAAAGGTTGTATGCCCTCTAAAGAATCTTCTATTTCTGATGTTGAGTCAAAATTATCAATATCTAGTATCCATTTCTTTTCAGTCTCACATGTGTGTAATCCACAAACAGAGTTGTAAGAAGCTCTTGCTGATTTATAGTCCTTGTTCATTATGACATCAGTTATCTTCCTTAAAGTCTGAAAAGCTATAGTCTCAAAAGACCTTCTGTTTAAATTAACACAAACCCTAGCATTGTGGAAATTAGCTAGACAAATCATTTCATCCTTGTAAAATTCAAGGTCATCGACGGACTTCGCATAATACGTTTTAACCACATAACTGTTAGAACCTAATTCAGGGTGTTCTTTCTTCCTTTTCAAAACGAAAAAGAAATAAAACGTATCTTCACTGTCGAAGATTAAATGCTTTTTAATTAATTAAAAATTGTCTATCATAACTGTTATTTTATTTTCAATACTAATTGATTTTTTTCAAAGAAATCAAACTCTAGTTTAGGCACTTCACTTGTAAATACTATATCTATAACGTAAGGGATTCCTTCTTGTAAACTTATTAATAAATGATTCTTAACTTGTCTAAATGATCTATAGGTATATTTATCAGCAAAATTTATAATCATTTCATTTGTTAAATTGATCCATCTATTAGAACAACCTTCGGAGAATAAGTATTTGTGTCCTGATTTAATTTTTGCATTCATAATTCATTATTTTCAGCAAAGATAATGTGATTACTCGACTTCCTCAAAATTTATTTTTTCATCCGAGTCTGTATCTTCAAATAACAGCTCAAAGTTACCTAGTAACATCTGCCTATACCTCCAGGCTAACTTCCTGAATATCCTATCCTTCACCTTACTATATACATCATTCTTATGTATGAATGGTGCCTCTTTAGTTATGGTACAGGTAAGATTACCTTCTTCATCTCTTATAGCTTCTATGAGACCCGCGTATTTTGGTACCTCAGAGCTTAATAGCAGCCCTCTGGGCGCACAATAATAGAATTTGTTAGGGATTATCTCCCAGGAGGTTCCTTCGAGCAATAACTTATGTTTACCTGGCTTCCCGGTAATATCCTCTTGGAAGTCAGACCGGCTCACCTTCACCTCAATTTCTCCCAGATAACCACTATCGAATAGGGTTACGAAGTCGTTTTCAAAGTTATCGTTAAAACAATAACAATTATTTATTTGAACACGATGTGATTTAAAATAATTAGCTAATGCAAGAACAACCTCTTTAGTGCCTATATCCCCTTTCTTACCGCTTTTTATCCTCTGTTGGATAGATTGCTTCACTCTAGGCCTATACTGGCTAGAATCGTCCGGTTTCGGCTCTTTTACTAATTTACTGAAATCTATTAGTGAATTCATTGTTTATTTATTTACTGTCAATTTATACACCTTCTAATAGCATCCTTAGCCCCACCTTAGTTTCCTGCTACTCTGATATTAATTCAATCCTACTTCCCTTATACACATTAAAGGACTTATTCCCAGAGTAAGGTAGTACTGTAAACTTAGGATACTTAGCCCTAAGTAAGTCAAAAGAGTCATTACTATATCCTAACTTAGATACATTAAACTTAATGACTGTCCTTTTGACAGTATTATCCTTTATCATATCCTTCAAGAGATTGATCCCTGTAGAAGGAGAAAGCCCTAGTAGCTTAGATAGATGATACTTACCTGTCTTAATGGAATCCTCGGTAGGTTGTAATTCTTTTAGTAAGATACTATCACAGTATTCTAAAGTAGAGAGGTTATGGTACCTTGCATTCTTAGTGATATGCTTGACCATAGCTCTATCCTTAGCGGATGCTATATTTCTGTTCTTACGAATCAATTTAGTAACTCTCTTGAGATCCTTGTTCTTATTTGTGTTATGCTGTTGTTGCTTGAAGTTGTTTAGGGTGATACCCTTTATTATAGTATTGTATACACCGATGAGTGTCCTGTCGGTATACTTACATTTATTGAAGAAATGGACATGTTTATTTATCTTGGTGAGACCCAGTACCTGGATACACTGTTGGATATCTATGTATCTGTCGTGCCCGTTTTCTATTTTGCACAATCCTAGTTCTAGGCAGATTTTCCGGTACTTCTTGTATGAGTTGTATGAAATACCAATCTTAGCTGCGAAGTCTCCTAGATGAGCCTCCATATCCACAACGGAGTTCTTCCTCTCAAGTTTGATGAGAGTGATGAAAGCCAGAGTGCGGTATTTTGCTAATTGCGTCATAGTAGAAAAAGAAAAAGCCCCGAATTCTAGGGAACAGCTAGAGTCAGGGCTTCGGAGTAGTTTGTATCTTTCTCCTACTATGTTAAAAGTATGTTACGCTCTTAATTTTACCTTGACCGTCTGTTCCACGGTACTAATAATAAATATAAGGCAAAAGTAATACTAATTATTTACACTACCAAATTTATTTTCGTAAATTGCATTTAAGCAGGCAATCTCTGCTTCTTCGTATGTTCTATACAGGTCTGATGAAGATACTATATCTACCCATTCAAACCCATCCTCATCTGAAATATACTGGGAGATTGAGTAACAGAACTTGGGTTCCATAGTCTGATCAATCAATATGGAGTGGTAGATATTTTGATTGTCCCGGAACCATTTGAAATCTATACTCATTATTTTTGAATTATTTCATGAGGCCATCTCTGGATAATCCCATCTTGTTTTATATTGTCCTTGAAGAACTTGTCTATTAAACCCTTCTTCTGAAGCTCTGTGGCACCATTAGGTATCTTTACCTCAAATATGGACACTACTGGCTGTCTGTACCCGTTATATCTCACTTGGAACTTTACTTTCACTTTTTAGGATTATTTTGCCTGTGTACTTTAATTTCTCTCCTGGGAACATAAGGCTTTGCTTCTTATCACTCCATACTACGTAGCCTTCCTTACCTTCCAGGAATTCTTTGAAGTTCAATAATGGTGGAACTGTAATCCTACCTTCTGATGGCATTATCGAGAATGATATACCGTTTGTCTTTAAAATTTTATATCCTGGTTTAAGTGTGCCGTTCATGTTATATTCTATATTATATATGATGCAAATATAGCACGAATAATTAACCTAAAAAAATTATTTGTAAAATATTCAATTATTTGACATACCTTTGCATTACATAAGTACATTTAGCTTATGTTTCATTTTTTTATTACATACGACCTTGTGTGTCTACTCTGAGGTCTTTTATTTAAAAATTAATTTAAAAACAACTTAAAATTTACATTTATGATTGACGAAAAGAAAATTGAACAGAACTGGGAAAGATTCACAGATTTAGCTAAACAATTCTGGCCAGAGGATCCAGAGCAACAAAACAGATGGAATAAGCTTTCAGACTTATTAGAGACATATGCTAACAGACTGGCAATGATGCCTGCCTCATCTAAGGTTAGCTACCATAGTGCTTATGTAGGAGGGTTTGTACAACACACTCTTAATGTATATGATGCAGCTATGCTACTTACTAAAGTATGGAGTAAGCAAGGGGCTAAGATAGACTTCAGTATAGAAGAATTGACTTTTGTATGCTTAACTCACGACCTAGGTAAGATGGGTGATGATCAGCATGAGTTCTATATAGAGCAGACAGATAAGTGGAGACAAGAGAAGTTAGGTGAAGTTTATGGTTTCAACCCTAAGCTATCTTTTATGAAGGATCATGACAGGACTATATTCCTGCTTATGCAGCATGGAATAGAGGTATCTGAAACTGAGTATCTTTCTATTAAGCTTCAGGCCGGTCTGTATGATGAAGGTAACAAATCTTATTTGATTTCATGTTCACCCGAATACAAATTACACAGTAACCTACCTTATATTATTCATCAGGCTGATGCTATGTCAGCTAGGGTAGAATCTATGGGCGATTTAAGATTAACTAAAAAATAAACTATATAATGATTACAATCAATCTTGCTCAAATCGGAGTTGCACTATTAACCCTTCTAGCTATGGCTGGATGGACAGTTGCTTATCGGCAGTATAAAACCATTTCAGATAAATTCAACCTAGATCTATCTAAGGTTAAATCTGATAACCTAGCTGATTTAGCTAGAATTGAATCCGAGAATGAGTCAGAACTAAAAGAGCTTTCAGACCTAGCAGATTCAAGAATAAAGCAATTAGAGCAGGAGTATATACCTGCTATAGATTTGTATGAAAAGTATATAACTAATATTGATATGCTTATTCAGGTATCATCCCAAAAAATAAAAGAAGTGGATGCTAGAGGTTCCTATAAGACAGATGACGAAGTTGAATTCTTCTTCGATGCCTTGAAAGACATACAAGCAAACCTTGATAAATTTCAGATTGAAAAACAAGAATTAGACAACAACCAGTAAAGAAAATCCTAAAAAACCAAAATCCTAATGAAGATTGCAAACAGAAAAGAAACAGCTCGACTTGGAGTTATACACCAAGGAGGGTAAACCACGTAAAAGAAAACGTAAGAAACCTAACCAGGAATACTTCACTAAAGAAACAGATGAGGCCATCGTACTATACAATGTATCCGATGACCCCATTCTGCGTAATAAACTATTCTCAGAAAAGATATTTCCTGCTTTCTCAAAGTTAGCGGAGAATAACATAAATGGGAATGGTTTTGAATATGCACAGGAGCATGCCGGAGGCTATGAGGACTTAAAGCATGAAGTTATCTGCAAGTTGATGCAGGAGATGCCTAAGTTTGACAGAGAAAAAGGTATGAAAATCAGTGAAGACAGATCTGAAGTTAAGTATACTAAAGGAACCTTAGGGTTCGGATACTTCAACATTATCACTAAAAGATTCCTGATTCAATACAACGATAAGCAGTACAAGCTTCATAAGAATCGTCAAGACTTAGAATCACAAGAAGACGAAGAGAAGGTAGATAAGATAAGGCACGAAGGTGAAACCGATGATAATCTACAGGAGTTTACACAGGAGTTTGCCGATTGGGTAGAAGAAGGTATAGATAATTGGTTCTACATAATAAGAGATGAAAAAGAAGAAGCTATAAAGTTTTCGGATTCCGAAAAAATAATAGTACGATGCATCATCAAGTTTTTCAGAGCTGTAGAAGACCTGGAGATATTCTGGAAGCCGGCATTCTATTTACAAATACGTGAGGAGACTCTGCAGAAAACCCAAGATATAACCAAAGTGGTAAATATACTCAAGGAAGCTTTTCAGGAACAACTATATGAATTTCATCACAGAGGTGAACTAAATGTAATAAAAGGGGGTATTTTTCCTAACAGATACAAGGATCCTACAAAAGTAAATCAACCTGATTTTGAGGAGTACTTCACCTAATGATATTTATAGGCAAATATGAGTAACGAATCTTTAGAGACTGTAATATTTAAAAAGAAGACCTTAAGTGACATCTTCGAAGAGATACATAGTAACTCTAGGAAGAATGATGAGAGAATTGTAGGGTTGATTGAGCAATTGAAAGATTTAATAAGTACTATTGGTGATGCACAGCAAATAGCACCTATTATAGCCAGCTATATGAAGCTTATCCTTGATAACAATGAACATTTAATCAAGATGGCTCAAATTGCTCAAAAGTGTATGGATAAAGGAAAGGAAACAGGTAACTTCTTATTCTCAGAAGAAGATAAGCAACAGCTATTGTTATTATCAGAAAAAGCTGAAGAAGATTTAAGGTTACCGACAACACAGAAACAACTAGATAAAATAAGATAGAATGGCAGTAGAAGGTGTAAATTCTATGTTTATAGGACAACATAAAGGTAATGGGGTCGATTCTGGCAACACCCAGATGGTTGGTCGTGTAATATACACATTACTTACTGATGACCCCGAACAGCTTACAAAGATGCAGGTTCCTTCCGGATCTATAGGGGCCATTCAATTCAGGATGATCTATAATGGTGTTGAATACGGGGGTAGTAACTTCTTGGTTGCGTACCCTTTGGGGCATATAAAGAAGTTCCCTGTACAGAATGAGCTTGTTAACATAATATCAAGAGCATCTAATCAAGCCTCAAACCCTGCTGGAAATACAATACCTTCTTATTATTACGATGACATAATTCCTTTATTTGATTCACCTGAGCATAATGCACTCCCAAGCGATAAATCTTTTAGTGCTAATAATGGAGCATCTATCACAGGTCCATTTATTGAAAAGGGTAACATTTACAAGCTTCAACATCTTCCTGGAGATAGTATAATAGATGCTAGGTTCGGACAATCAATCCGGTTCGGTAATTCTCATCCAGATTTTTCTAGTGCACCTTGGGAAGGTCCTCAGGGAAATCCTGTGCTGACTATAACAAATGGTCAGAAAAAACAGATAGCTTCTAACATATCCGCGGTATACGAAGACATAAATGGAGATGGTTCTTCTATTTGGGCATTGAATAACCATAAGATTCAATTTGCACCGGCTAGTACCAACTTCCAGTCTTATGGACCAGGTACCACATCTACCGCATCTAAGAACAATATCATTGTAGCTAATAACCAGGTGGTTTCAGCTGCTACTTCATCTTTAGATAATACTGACAATGTACCTGTGAAAGATACAGCACCTGTTGTATACCCTACACAAACTAAAACAGTAGATTCACCAACCCCACAAGATGAGGTAGTCTTTTTACCAGATAAAGAGGAACCGGAGTATACGCAGGAGATTGGAGACTTAGTCGTAGAAGTAAGGCAGAACTTTGTACAATTCCCTACTGCATATACTTTGAAAGGTAATCCAACTAATAAGGGAGGTAAGTTGTACTTCAATAAGGCTGATGCAGAAGCTGCTATAAAAAAGGGAGCTTACCCAGATTTACCAGTTTTAAATTTTGAGTATACCTCTTACGGTTACAAAGCTTTTGCTGATGCTCTGAAAAAGTATGTGGATTCAGGAGCTATTTCAAAAAACATTGCTAGAAGTATACTAGCTACAGGTATAAATGAACAAACTTATGGTCACAATATAATCAGAGGATTTAATAATGATTTCTTCGGAATACAATCTGATTTAAAAACAAGATGGAGTTTGGGACCTAAATATCCTAATGTAAAACTTTCAGGACAAGTATTTGCATTAGAAGGTGAAACTAAATCGTTCAGGGGGTATCTTGCATTTACTACTCTAGATGATGCAATACAATTTGCAATAGATAAATTTTACAAAAAAGGATTTGATACTATACCTTATGATAGTTCAGACTCTGTTAAATATGCCGAGAAATATGTATCGACTTGGTATGGAGCCCCTATGACGCCTAAATTACAAGCCGAAAAATCAGCTGGATATGAAAAGGCAAAAATATACATATAAAATAACATGGACTTTAACAACTATACAGGGCATCAATGGATTATAAATTCAGACAGGTTGGTATTAAACTCCAAGTCTGACAATATATTCATATTAGCTGCAAAAGACTTTGCAGTGTCTACTCAAGGTGATGTACATATAAACACAAACAATGTTATTGTTAATGCAAAAGCAGTTCAAATAGGATTAGACAATACAAATCTAGAACCAGCAGCAAAGGCTACCTCAACTGTTAATACATTGAATGCAATACTTAATTCATTGTTAGAATTGGCAACATCACTTTCGTCTGCAACAGGCCAGGGTATAGGTGTTATAAATTTGTTACAAGTTAATACAGCAGCGAGTAAGTTGTCATCTCAGATACAACAAATACAAAAAGATGTAGATAAGATTAAGTCAAAAATAGTATCAATAAATTAAATGAACCAATTAACAGACTCCGCTGTAAGCGGTATATCAAGCACCATTTCATCTGTATCTACAAATGCAACCTCTGCTGCACTACTCAATAATGCAAAGAAAGGTGTAGGTGTTTCTATGCCAGATCCGATAGGAGCTTTAGTTAAAAAATCCCTTACTTCTATCAATAGCATTTCAAGCATAGCTACTGATCGTATTAAAAAATTAGAAGAAGATATAGTAAAGTCTGTAGACAATACTGGCAAAGTACAACTATCAGGAAATACAATAACTATAACACTTCAACCAAAAGATGCTGCCTTGGTTCCAGTATATCAGGCAAAGATACAAAAAGACCTAACTAGCATACAGTCTACATTAACTAAAATGCAGACACTCATAGCAACTTTATCTGTAATAGCCAATACTGCTAATACACTAAAGGCTGTACTGGATGTTCAAGAAGCTCTATTAACTATAAATCCTGTATCAAAAGCTACTCTATCTGTAATGAAGATAGGTATAAAGATACTGACATACAAGGATATATTAAGTGACTATATCAGAATACTACAAGGAGAGGTGACACAGAATGCACAGGTATTACAAGAATTAGTAGAAGCAGTTACTAGCCTTAATGTTAAATTTACAGTAGACAATGCAGCTAACCAAGGTGATGTCATAAGTCAACAACAAGCCCTTAATTCCATAGCAAGTTCAAGTCTGGCTACATCACCGTCTAGCAAATCAAACACAGAAACATACACTAACCAAGCAGGAAATACCTACTTTTTGAAAGTAGAACCTTACGGCGCAGGAGAGTTAATAGCTAAGGCAATAGACCAATTCTCAGGATTAACAAAGGTAGAGACTGCCCCGAGCTATATAGCAACACCAGACCAACTTATTTCAGAACTAAAAGCCATTATTGGAGCATAATCTAATTTTCATAACCACTTATATTTATACACAATGACATCAACAGAAATCAATTTATTAGCAGAAGTACTGAAAATCCATACTGAAATGGCAGTAACAAAAGCTATAGAGCCCTTAAAAGAGGAGCTGAAGAAAATCAAGGCACTTAATGCCCAGATATTAAAAGAGGGTAGGCAAGCTCCTCAACAAGAGTATTCACAAACTGCACCTAGACTAACATTACTAGGTAAGCCACAAAACTATGGTGAAGATATCATAACAGAAGGTAGAAGACCAGCAGCTGACGCTCCTAGTATATATGATGATCCATCATTAAAGATGGCGTCTATGCACGCAAAAGCAAGTGAAGGTCTGCCAGATGTGGATTTACCAATTCCAAATATATTCAAAAGATAATAAATGAGACGTCAAAGGATTCAAACCAAAGTATACCCTATAGATACCGAAAAGGCAGTTGCTGTAGGTTTGAGGCTTCCTTTTGATGCTCCGGCAATCTTTGGTCAAAACTACACTACCCAAGACCAATTAAAAACCAATCTCATTAACTTTATGCTAACTAATCCAGGTGAGAGGTTATTCAACCTTTCATTTGGAGCCGGGATTAGAGATTTACTTTTTAGCCCAGATGATGACCTTCAAGCTATAGATAATGCTATAAGGACAGCTGTATCCAATCAGTTCCCTCAAATCGACATACAGAGTCTGACTGTGACTTCACCCGATAACACCCATACACTGTATATAACTCTAAAGTACAGCTTTAACAATACTGACAACCAAATAACTATAAGTGTATAGACATGGCCACAACCTCACCTAATATCGACATAAAGTACCTTAACAGAGACTTCAACAGCTTCAAACAAGCATTGATTAACTTTGCACAGGCTTATTTTCCTAATACTAACAACGACTTCTCGGACGCTTCTCCTGCCACTATGCTTATAGAGCAAGCGTCTGTTATTGGAGATATATTGTCTTTATATACTGATAGGTCTGTACAAGAAAACTTTTTAGAGTTCGCGGTGCAAGAAGACAATATAATGTCACTTGCATACACCCAAGGTTATAGACCAAGGGTTACTAGTACTGCTGTAGTTACATTAGATGTATACCAACAGATACCGGCATTAGTTAGTGGAGGTACAACCTCCCCAGACTATAGCTATGCAATAAACATAGCAACTAACGCAAAGATAAATTCAAAATCAAACAGTAATGTTACATTCATTACTCAGGCACCTGTAAACTTCGCTTATTCGTCTTCTTCAGACCCTACAACGGTATCTGTATACTCAGTTAACTCTAATACAAACAAACCTGAGTACTACTTATTGAAGAAACAAGTACAAGCTATTGCAGGAACTATAAACACACAGACTTATTCTTTTGGAAGCCCAGTTAAATTTGATAGTGTAACATTACCTGATACAGATATAATAGAGATATTATCTGTGGTGGATAGTGATGGGAATACCTGGTATGAAGTACCTTACTTAGCTCAATCAACCGTATATGACACTGTACCTAACACCCCATTAAATGACCCAACCATGGCTCAGTATAATGGAACAGTACCATATATACTAAAGTTAAGAACAGTACAAAGAAGGTTCGCAACAAGATATAATGGAGACTCGACTCTTACAATGTATTTTGGAGCAGGTGTTGTAAGTCAACCAGATGAGACAATTATTCCTAATACAGAGAATGTAGGAATGGGCTTAATTGATAGTATCTCTATGTTGAATACAGCATTTGACCCTGCGAATCCTTTGTACACAAAGCAATACGGGCTCGCACCTGGAAATACCTCATTAAACATAACTTACATAAATGGAGGAGGGGTTACAACAAACGTTCCTGCAAACGATATCACTACCATATACTCAATAACTAAGACTGCTGCAAACAGTAACCCTAATTCTATAAATCAACCCTTGTTTCAACAGATAAGTAACACTGTTACTTTTACTAATGAAAATGCAGCTTCCGGTGGAGGTGCCGGTGATAGTGTAGATGACATACGTCTCCATGCTATGGCAGCTTACCCTACTCAATTAAGATGTGTGACGAATGATGACATAGTAACCAGAGCTGTGTCACTTCCAGCCCAATACGGAGCTGTTGCTAAGGCTTATGCGACTAGTGATTATGCGCTTGCTACCAATAACACATTTGTAAACAGTAACCCTTTAGGTATTTCATTATACATTCTTAGCTATGATGCAAACAAGAATTTAACCACAGCTAGTGATGCTCTTAAAGAAAACTTGAAAAACTATCTTAGCCAATACGCCATGCTAGGAGATGGGATGTCTATTAAGGATGCGTTTGTGATAAACATACAAATAAGCTTCAGCATATCAATCCTTCCTTCATACAATTCACAGCAGATATTAAGTCAATGTTTAAACAACATTGCTGATTACTATGGGGATTACAATACAGCTATAAATCAACCAATAATACTTGCGGATATTTATACTCTAATATTGAAAGTAAAGGGTGTTCAAAGTGTACTAGATGTAAATGTAAACAATATATCTGGTGTTAGTGATGGATATTCCCAGTATGGTTACGATATTGTAGGGGCCACCAAAAACGGAATTATCTATCCATCTAGGGATCCTAGCATCTTCGAGATAAAATATCCTCAAAATGACATAAAAGGTAGAGTTGTCACAAATTAATTTAAAACAAAACAATATGATTAAATCTCCAGACATTAGTCAATTTTCTTTTAAAGAGATGTTTAATGACAGCTCAGGTAAATCTGATATACATTTATTCTGCGGATTCCTTATAGTATTCGTAAGCTGCATCTGCTTCCCGTATACAATATTTGCACATTTGGAATTGTACTCAAATTTAACTTTAGCATTTCTTACAATTGGAGGTGCATTACTGGGAATTTCTCGTTTGTCAAAAGATAAGCCACTCAATCTCTTAGATACACCTAATACAGAAACACCACAACCTACTGAAAATGCAACTAACTAAACAACAATTAAAGTCTATTTGTCCCAACATTAAAGATGATAGGGCACAGGTAATGGTGGATTTAATCAACAAAATCTGCCCTAAATATAACATAGATACAGCACCTAGATTGCAAGCTTTTTTAGCTGAGGTACTTCATGAGAGTGGAGAATTCACGATAAAAACTGAAAGTTTATTCTACACTCATGCTGAACGTATAGTCGAAATATGGCCTAGCAGGTTTAACCTAACAGGTATTAATGGTAAACTAAATGCAAATGAATATGTAAAGAATGCCCAAAAATTAGCTAATACTGTCTATGCTAACAGGATGGGTAATGGTGACTTTGCAAGTGGTGATGGATTTAGGTATAGAGGAGGCGGTTATTTACAAATTACAGGCTTTGAAAGTTATAAAGCCTACGCAGACTACCTTAAAAAACCTGTAAGCGATACATCTGACTTGGTACATTCTTCAGATGAATATGCTTTAGATGCAGCTTGTTGGGAATATGCAGTAAATAAGAAATTACTTGATGAGTCAGATAGTGGTGACTTAGTAACAATTACAAAGAGAATAAACGGAGGATTAATAGGGCAAGCTGAAAGGAAACGCTATTATGACTTATGCAAAAAATATATAGTATAAATGGCAGTATATAAAATATTCCCGACTCAAGATACGACTCTGTACAGCGAAGTAAATAACGCCAATACAGGATTAGATGCATTATTGTACCTATCTAAGAATGCATCTTTACTGTATCCATCACAATCTACCTATGCACGTCCATTAGTTCAGTTTTCTAAAGACGACATGAGTGATGTGTTAACAAATTATATAAGGACAGCGTCATACCAGTCATACTTTAAAATGTACCTATGTGAGGCTTATGGCATTCCTACAAATTATACCATAGAGTTACACCCTACATATCAGAAATGGAATATGGGCACGGGTAAATTAAATGATAATCCCATAAATCAATCCGGAGCAACATGGAATTTCCCTACTGCTTATAGCTCAAGTGCTTGGATTACTTCTGGATTTCCATCTGGGGTAACAGGGTCATTTATAAGTACTAATCCTGGAGGTGGAACTTGGTATACATCATCATACACACAATCATTTACACCGTATACCGAAAAGGATATACAAATAGAAACCACAAACTTTACTAATTTATACCTATCTGGTTCCATACCTAATTACGGATTTATTCTGAAGACATCAGGAAGTCTAGAGTTTGACTCTAACTACAACTACACCTTAAATTTCTTTTCTAGGGACAGTAATACTATATATCCACCATGTCTTGAATTCAGGTGGGACGACTCTTCCTTTAACCCTTCAGGAAATATTTGTTCTAATTCGCAAATTAACGTATCTTTGCAGAACAATATAGGAACCTTCAGGCCAGACTCAATAAAAGAATTCAGAGTAAGTGTTCGTGATCAGTACCCGACTAGACAGTTTATGACTACTAGTATGTTTACTCAGAACAAGTTCTTACCTAGCAGCTCTTACTGGTCTTTAGTAGATTACAAGACAAAAGATGTGGTAATTGATTACGACACAAACTACACTAAAGTGTCGGCAGATAGTAAAAGTAATTACTTCACTATTTATATGAACGGTCTAGAACCTTCAAGATATTATAAGATACTTATAAGATCCATTATAAACGGTGAAGAAGTAGTATTTGATAATGACTACACATTTAAAGTAGAGAAATAACCATTAAACCCTAAATACAATTGACAGAACAGGTTCCTATATCGAGAATAATCTATGGAAAGAACAGCTTCCAGAATGTGGTTAAAACCAACTTCACACAGCTAATACCACCAGATAACTCTACACCTCCAAATACAATAACGGAGGTAAAGGACTTCTTTATATCTTATAATACCATATTCTACGACATACCGGCCACAGGGTCTATTAACTCTCATCTTGAACTGGTGAATAGAAGTAGCGACTATCTAGGTATATCTTATGCAGATTTAACTAAAGAAGTGGAAAATCTCCGTAATGAAAATGTATCCCTGAAACAACAATTATACACCATAACTAATTCATAGAATCAATTGTCAGTCGTATCCATAAACCAAATAAAAGACCCAGCTTTAGATAAGTATGATACTATTGATCAAGTACTCATACCTTCACAAAGTTTCTTACGTAATTTTAATCCTACTACGGATTATGTGGAATGCCATATCTATACGCAAGACGACATCCTTTTGGATTCTAACTACAATGTTACAGAGTATACCTTACCAGATACAGGGTATAATACTAGTAACCAAATATCATTTGACCCTGGAGCCTATTTAACCAAAAGAAACTATAATGTAGGGGATTTTAAGCTTGATTACAGGATATACAGGCATCAGATATATAATCTAGCTTCAGAGACATTTTTCATAACAGAAATAAGCACTGACCGAACAGAGATACGTTTATCATCCAACATTGTATCTAATCTAACTTTAGAGACCAATACCCTTAACTTTATTAATCAAGTACAATCTTCTCCTTATTTCAAGGATTTCTTATTGAACTTTGGTAGTAATAATGCGGTTAGTGCTGTCAATATTGCTATAGATGAGAGTACTAATCCTTACTCACTTTTAATAAAGCTTTACCAACCCTTACCTCCTGTATTTACTTTAAAATCTTCTTTATGGATAGTAGAGGAGCTCGCTTCTCCTATCATATTTGAAGTGGTACTTACGCCTGATTTTACTCCGGCACCGATACCTATGATAGCTTCGGCTAATTTTGATATAGATGTGCATACTCAATCAGGTTTAGCATCGGCGTATGTTAACCAATCAACTATATACAATACACCCACACTACAGGATTATCAAGCAATAATTAATCAACTTAACGATAATTCTATAGGGATTAATGTTGATTACACTAATTATAAAAACTTCGTACATTTCTCATCTGCAGCTCAAAGACTTGTTAACTTTGTTTACAAATTAACTGAGATACAACAGAATGAATCTACAGTATCTAGGTTATTATCATTACCTGGAATGGATGTATCTGTTAGTGGGAGTGCACAGTCAATACAAGTATCTACAAATAACATAATAAAGAACTTTGATCCGTATGAGACTTTCTTGTACAGTTCCCCATCTACATATGCATGGCCAAAAAGTGGTAGTGTTTTATACAGTGTTACATCTTCACAAGCACAAGCCTTTTTAGGAGATAACCAGACCTACGGACAGTTATATAGTGCATCTCTGTATGACTTAGAAAACCAAGATAATTTAGTATTCAGTACTCCTGGTTTCATAGTAGACGACCCAAAAAATGCTCAATTCTTATTATTTACAAATATGCTTGGGCAGCATTATGATAGTATATGGATATACATCAAAGCTATAAATGATATCCATAAAGCAGATAATAATCTGAATACCGGCATCTCAAAAGATATGGTTTATGATGTATTGAGGTCATATGGTATAAAACTATATAATAACAACTCAGACCTAAACTTATCTGAATACCTACTAGGGGCACCAACAGGGAGCTATACAGTTACGGGCTCAGGAATACTAACTAGTGGGCAAGATCAGTCTAAAGAACTTTACAAAAGACTTTATCATAATTTACCCTACTTACTTAAATCCAAAGGTACTACAAGAGGTATCCAGAATTTAATAACAGTATATGGCATTCCTGACACTATATTAACCCCTATACAATACGGAGGAGATGATAGTACATCTACCAAACCTGACTATGTATATGACAGATTTTCCTATTCTTTGACAAATAGTACAGGAAGTTATGTACAAGCTTATTGGGCACCACTTACCCAAAACTATTTAAAGTACGGTTCGAGTGACCTTGTTCCAAGTTCAATTGAGTTTAGGGTAAAACCAGATAAACATACACAACCATCCAACGTATCGTTGATACAAGTGTACCAAAGCGGAAGTTCAAAAGCAAACTTCGGAGTTACATTAAATTATATAGTATCTCAAAGCATACCGTCTGCCAACTTTACTTTGATTATGTCAGGGTCAAGTGGATACGTATCGTCTTCTCTTTCTGTACCCATGTATGCAACAGGTAGTGATGGAGAAACTGGATTCTGGAATGTGTTGTTGACAACAAGTAAAAAGTATAAAGATTACATATCATCAATATCAGGTAGTCAAAAATACATACTAACTGTTCAAAATTGTATATCAGGAAGAGTAGGTCATACAGCTAAAACTTCAATAGATAACTACAATAATATCAACTATGACCTTGCTTCTGACCTCGCATTAAATAGAGCATGGAGCTATTACGGTAATACATCATCATTAGTATATTTGTCAGTTGGAGGCCCAGGTGTAGTAACACCTTTATTCAGTTCATCATTTATAGGAGGAATACAAGAGCTTAGATATTGGTCTGAACCTTTATCATCAACAGCATTTGATGCACATACGTTAAGTAATGAATCTTTTCAAGGAAATAATATAAATGGTGCCTATAACGATTTAGCAGCAAGATTCCCTTTAGGCAACAACTTGTTGACCTATAATCACTATCAAACTGCATCTGTAGGCTCAGTACATCCACAGTTCAAATTATACTACACATCAGGAAGTATATATTCAGCATCAGGAGGATCCTTATACGGCACTTATGCTCATTACAGTACCAGTAGTTATGGAGGATTACCAACACAATCCTTACAATACAGCTCATCATACAATAGCCTTTTATTTATAGGATTTCCCAATCAGAATAACTACCAATCAGAGTATGAGTTGTCCTACACAAATACTCCTCAAGCTGGCTATTACAGCCCTGTTACAGAGAAAGTTCGTATAGTCAATAACACCCCTAATAGTAATGTATTAAGTCCTATTTTAAGGATAGAAGCACCTGATACAAATAGGTCAAGAGATACCCACTTTGCTGAAGTAAGTTTCTCCCCTCAGAATGAAATAAACAAAGATATCATATCTCAATATGGCAGCTTACTTGATTTAGACCAATATATAGGAGACCCAACTTATCAAGGTTTAAATGTATATCCAGATATTGTCACAATAAATGCTCAATATTACCAGAAGTTTATATCTAAATATGATTACAAAGACTTTATAAATTTAGTAGGGCAAATAGATAATACACTATTCAAAATGATAGGTGATTTTACCCCTGCTAGAACAAACCTTAGCACAGGTGTAACAATTAAGTCACCAATCCTTGAACGTAACAAAATATCTAGGCACCAGCCTAGCATGTCCTTGGTCCAGTATACCGCATCTGTAGGACATAATACTATAAAAGCAGGTACATCATACCCTCAATTCAATGAGGAGATGACTTTTATGACAGGGGATATTTCAGGATCTTATGTAGATATACATGATAACTATGAGATTCGTAATTACAATCCCTACCTATCTTATACACAAAGCTTTAGTACTGCTATTTTCAAAAATAGCGATTTTAACGTAACTAATAATGATGTGTATACCAACCGTTTATCAACTGTATCTAAGAAGCAGGATATAAATAATCCAAATATACTACAACCTGTTGCCTTACAGGATAGCGAGTATAATCATAAAAGGTGGAGTATTCCTAGATATATAGGTAGTAAGGTTAGCGTACAAAAGCTTAATGAGTATACACAAGGAGACACAGGATTGGGTACGTTTCCTAATATAAACACCTATTCGGGTAAGTTTGGGTATTCTTTACAAGGTAGTGTAAACAATTATAATTTTTTAGATAAAACAACCTTTAGTATAAAATATCTTTTGGACGCATCTGGTTCAACTACAACATTGACTCGGGCAAATAAAAATTTATTTGAGGTCCAAAACACATTTAAGTCAGGGGATAGTATAACTATTTCACTCACAAACCCATTGAGCCCTTCTAATCAATTTTCTATAGACGGAACCTCTACTATATATCTAGGAGGATATTCTTTTAAACCTATAGTGTACAGGGATAGCAATGAATCTCTTTCATTTACATTCACTAAACCAGTACAGACTTATACACAATCTGTTGGATTTAAAGCAGTAATGGATTATTCAGTTAATTGGTATACAATTAATGGAGCTGACACTAATCTATCTTTTGCCTTACAGTCCGTACCATTAAGACAGCCACAACCCCCAAGCAATGCTGTTCAACTTACAGTTAATGGTCAACAAGTAACAGATGGTATATTATCTAAAGTACATGGATCATTATCCGATTTTAATTCTATGTACCCTACGATAAACACTTCTTATGGTACACCACAAACATGGTTATACAAAGGTTCTGATGGGTCTTACTATCAACAAACTTACTATCAACCAATAGGTACAGATTATCTAAATGGTTACTATGAACTAAGCTACTTTCATTTACCAAACACTAGCTCTGCAGGAGGATTTATATCTAGTGGACTAAATAGTTACGTGACATACGATACAAATGACCAAACAGGCAGATTAGTATTTACTGCTCCAGAAACATCAGATTATTATGTATCTGCATATATCCCTATACAATATACAGGTAATCATCCTGAGACAGGTAATGGTACATTTAATGTAATAGGGGTAGTGGAAAAGTATGCTGGGGGTAGCTGGGGATATGCAGCTAGTACGAGTCTAGGAGACTGGGATATACCTTCAGGTTCAGGGGACTACTCTGGACTAGATAATGGAGCTTATGGATATCCAGGTAACATATATATTTGGGATCATCTTGCTGGCAATTATATAACTTTTAATCAAAAATTAGACCAGACAATACACCTTCAGCAAGGTGAAGAATTAAGACTCAGGGTATTTTTCTTAGATTTATCACTTTTCTTTCAAGGAAGTCATCAAATAAATTTCACCATACCACAAGGTGGTTATTTCCAAGTAATAGATTCAAGAGATCAAACTAAACAAGTTGTAACACAAAGCATTGCATCAGGGGTACCGATGTTTTATATATCAAGTAGCTATAATACAGGTTATAACGACACATTGATATTTGATGTTACATCATCTCTTTTATACAATAACAGTATATTTAGTCCACAATATAATACAGGAGCACTCACATCGTATATAACAGCAAGCTACTCAACAGTAGAAGATATATTTACAATACAACAAGGGGATTTAGTTAGAATATCTCCCATAGAAAATGTATTGGACACAGTATATAGAGTAAAGAGCGTTCTTGCCCCAATTACAGTAGGCGGTACCGTAACTAGAAAATTACAAGCCACATTAGATAGAGCACCAGTAGTATCCGACACTAGTTCTGCATTTGCAATAATAAGACTAATGCCAGATGAAACATCTGTAATAATTGAATCACAAAAGCAACTTGGTGTAGTATCATCAGCAGTTTTAATACCTGAATATCTAGACCCTGCAATAGAAAATAATGTCTCAAATATTATTCAACCCTTAACCAATAACCTATTACCACAATAACACGATATTTATAACTACAAAACTACAACATGGCTTATTTAAGTAATCAAACAGTAACCATTGATGCAATCCTAACTAAAAAAGGGCGTCAATACTTATCCCAAGGGACTTTCGACATAACATCATTTGCTTGTGCTGATGATGAAGTCGACTACACACTCTACAACGTAAATCACCCTTCTGGGTCAGCTTTCTATGGAGAGGCAATTCAAAACCTACCTATATTAGAGGCATTCCCAGATGATACGCAGTGTATGAAGTACAAGTTGGTAACCCTACCACAAGGTACGGCCACTCTTCCTGTGATATCTATTGGGTCAGTAACTGTAACCTTGAAACAAGGTGCATCCATAGCTATTATACCTCAAACATTGAATTACCTAGGTTCAAATACTACTATAGAGCCAGATGGATATTTGGTTACAATAGGTGATGGTAGATTGTTATCAACTTTTACCGGAACAGGTATTGACACTTCAGGAATGAGCACATCAACCATTACCACTATCCAAACCACTAATATTAGTACAAGTCAAATAGGTACAACATTTAACCTTACTGGTACTACTATCAATACACTATTTGGTACATCAGGCACTTCTCTGTACACTCAAATATATATAGTAGGAAGAAACAGTGGAGCATCAATTAGAGTACCTTTAACAATCACTAAAACAACTTAATAAAATATGTCTTACATATCCTTTGGCACAAATGATTCTGTTATAGTCCAAGAATCAATAGTATCCCCATTATGGTCAAATAATACCAATACATTGACTCAGGCAGCAATGTACACATCATCTGTTCAAGCAAATTCACCTCAAGGGCTTTCATACTTAAATGTATATAATTTACCTATATCAGCAGTAGGGTCATCTCTACAATTTGCAATAGCCTATGGTAATTTAAACGGATACGGGTCTCCTGCATATAATACGAATGTACCTGGTAAATCACCTACATCCGATATATATGGTCAGTATTCAAGTTTGGTATATGGACAAGCAAGTAGTCAGGAGCCATTTACTTTTGGGACAAGTAATGCATCTTCTACAGATATATTTGTGCTAACAGTTTCTCGTGCTCAATATAAAGAAGCATTACAACCTGGGTCTTTGAATCTGACACTGACAGGACCCTCAGGTACTATTCAACTAACCGATAATAGTAATGATGTTACTGTTGAATCTTTTGTAGGAAGTAACGAAGTATTCTTGATTGTAAGTGGATCAAATGGTGCATCTTACAACGGTAATGATGTACAAACAGTAAGTGGTTCGTATGGTATATTCTTACCAAATATCAGTACTATTATCCTGAATCCGTCTGCGCTTGCAGCAGCCCCAGGAGTTGGTGGAGGTATTGGTTTGGTTATTGACAGTACTAATAGTACATCTTATAATGCCACATACAATATAAATACATCAAGGTTGTACTCTGCTATTTACTCAGGTAATTCATTCTCTTTAAACAGTCTAGAAACAATCACTTCTAGGTATTTTAATGTGAAGGTAAATTTCACAGACTTAAATTATACAACCAACCCATCAGTAATTGATATAAATGGCAATATCATATATACCACACTTGTTAATAATCCTGAGACATTCATCACATCAATTGGGTTGTATAGTATGCAAAACGAATTAATGGCTGTAGCAAAGTTGAGCACACCTTTAAAAAAGAACTTTACTCAGACTCTAAATCTTAGAGTAAAAATACAATCATAGCTTGAGCGCATTTAAGAATATATCAGATTCAGACGTAGCTCTTGTGCCTTACGTTGCAAATAAAACATACTATGGGAATTTAGAAACTCCCGGAGTACAGTTTTATGATGTATCAGTAGGAGACCCTTTCTACAACATAATTGTAAAACAATACTATCCAAACTACATATCCGGTAGTTTAACAGGTGTTCAGCAAAGATTACAGTCTAATAACTATATATCAGCCTCATATCAACAACCTTCTAGTTCTTATGTGGATTACAGAAACATAAGTTATGATGTTTCATCCATAGGTTATGAAGTTCAAATTTTGTCATTCCCTAGATCTTACTACGGAGAAGGTATAAAACCAAGTAATTTTGGTATTACACTTTATATTGGTGATACTACCTACCTAGGTTCAGATGACGGATATGGTAATATTACAATATTTGATCCTATATTAAATGATGTAGGAGCTTATGTTCATCTAGGAAATATATTTTATAGTCAAGGGTTGGTTGTTATTACAAATGGAAGTTATTTTATAGACCCAGAAGTAGATGATATATTTTTTTCATTTAACAATACCTTAACTGTATATGAACAGACTTACAGGCTTAAAATAAAACAACATGATTTTAACTATTCATACAATCCGACTTTACTTGTCTCAGGTAGTGACGGCACTTTACAGTCTTTTGCTACAAGTAGCAGCTTTCAGCCGTACATTACCGCTGTAGGTCTCTATAGCTCAGACAATCAACTGATGGCCATAGCAAAGTTTGGACAACCCCTACCTATGTCAGCAAACACAGATTTCAACATTAACTTAAAACTAGACTGGTAGATGTGGAAGTATAAAGAATCAACCATACAATCAATATCAGATGCACCAGAGGGTGCATTTGGTTTTATATACAAGATAACTCGTATCTCTACAGGAAAGTTCTATATAGGAAAGAAACAACTATTCAGCGAGCGAAATGTAAAGCTAGGTAAGAAAGAACTTCAAGAACAATCTTTACTAAAGAAGCCTGGCCGGAAGCCAACTAAGAAGTTAGTAAAGAAAGAATCAGATTGGCATAAGTACTGGGGAAGTAGCGAAGAGTTACTGCTAGACCTTAAAACTTATGGTGAAAATCAATTCATTCGAGAAATTCTGATATTTACATATGGGAAGAAACAAAATACTTACTATGAAATAAAGTATCAATTCATGGAGGGTGTTTTAGAATCAGACAATTCTTATAACTCAAACATAAATTCCACCTTCTTCAGGAAGGACTTAATTCAGTAAAAGCATGCAAGACTTACATAGCAACCTAGTGAACTACCCACCCACAGCAAAGCTGATGGGATGGGCTTCGGGTTTCACAGCTTTATGCTTCTTTGCAGAAGTCTTATTTATAGCTCCACCCGTGTTTTCGACAGTTCCTGCCGAGTTTAATATTTTTAATCCTTCTTTGAGAATATTTTTTGCAGCATTAAGGTCACGGTCTAATACGTGTCCATTCTTACAAGTCCATTCTCTTATTGAAAGGTTTAAGTCTTGATTTATCCAACCACATTCACAACAGGTTTTTGAACTTGGATACCAACGATTGATTTTGATAATTTGTTTGTCATTCCAATTCGATTTGTATTCCAACAACCTTACAAAAGTTCCCCAACTGGCATCTGATATGTGTTTTGCAAGTTTGTGGTTTTTAACCATTCCTTTCACGTTTAAGTCTTCAAGACATATTACATCGTAATTAGATACAATATCATTACTTACTTTATGCAAGTTATCCATTCGTGAGTTAGTTATCTTCTCGTGAATTAAGGCTATTTTTCGTCTTTGTTTTTCAAACGAATTACTACCTTTTGTTTTGCGAGAAAGATGTTTTTGTGCTTTCGCTAACTTTCTTTCATATTGCTTTGTGTATTTGTTGTTTTTGAATTTAATTCCATCAGATGTAATAGCAAAATCCTTCAGTCCTAAATCAATTCCGCATACAGCACCAGTTTTTTCTTTTGGTTCATACTGTTCTTCGGAAAGAATTGATACAAAGTATTTACCTGTTGGCGTTTTGCTCAAAGTACATTTACCAATTTGACCTTTTACTTCACGGTGAACATTAACCTTTATTCCTTCTTTGAACTTTGGTGCGTAAAATCTATCTGCTTCCAGTTTTGCAAATTGTGGAACTGTAAATGTATTTTTATTTTTTCTTGACTTAAATCTTGGAAACTTAGCATTACCACGAAAGAAGTTTACATAGGCAGTATCTAAACACCTTAAAGCAAATTGTAAGGATTGGCTATTCACTTCTTTAAGCCAAATAGTTTCCTCTTTTTTCTTTAATTCGGTGAGAGTTGCTGCTTGTGCGTAGTAGTTATTAGACTTCTTGTCTGCCTGATATTGTTCTTTTCTCTCATTCAGAAAATGATTATATACAAATCGGATGCAACCGAAATGCTTATCCAACAAGATTTTTTGCTCTTGTGTTGGTTGCAATTCAAATTGATATGTTCGAAATATTGTCTTCATTCTACTATTAAATAGTTTTATTTTATGTAAAGATAATACTTTTTTGTAAATCTGCTACATTTTTTTGTAAATATTTCCATTCATTTTGAGAAACATTCACAAAAAAATTCCGCTACTATGTCTAAAAAAAGTAATTACATCAGCACAAATCGTTCAAAACATTACTTAAAGTGTCATTTAATCTTTGTTTGTAAATATCGTAAACCAATGTTAGTTGGTCAGTTAAATGGTGATATTAAGCAAATATTTCAATCTATTGCCGATGGTTCTGATTTTGAAATTGAGGTAATGGAAACCGACAAAGACCACGTTCACTTCTTAATTCGTTACATTCCTCGTTTATCCATTTCTCAAATTGTCCGTAGGTTAAAACAAGAATCTACTCGTCAAATTTGGTTATTGCATCCAACTATACTTCGTAAGCAATATTGGTATCAGTCAATTCTCTGGTCAGATGGATATTTCGTTTGCTCAATAGGTGAAGCATCGCCTGATACTATTCGTGAGTATATTCTCAATCAGGGTTAGTCGCTTACATCCCATCCACGCTAAAAAGCGATGAATGGGTTTTACGCTCCGTTTATAAAGAAATGTATGATATTTGGAAGAAGTTATTTGATGAAGAAATTAAAGACTCAGTTAAAGATTTGAATGCATTTCACATAATTAGTTTAAAAGATTTGAAAGATATTTACAAGATATTAAAAACCTTCAAAAAATAATTTTTTGACAAATTAAATTTACTTACCTTCGCAGGGTAAATAAAAGTTAATGAGTAGTCTAATTCCCTTTCTTGATTCAGTATTAGGCACAGGTACCGGTTCTTCTTCATCAAACAGAAAATACCTATGTCCATTTGTAGGCTGTGCAAACAGGCCTTCTAGAATTGCCGGTCAGAAGAAACTAGAGGTTGATATGGAAACCATAATAGAAGATGGAAAACCTGTCAACATCTACCACTGCTGGTCTTGTGGTGAGAAAGGTAAGTCTATTTACAACCTACTTAAAAAGATAGGGGCTACAGAACAACGGTTCAATGAACTCAAAGAAATACTAAAATACACAGATACCTCTATACATAAACCCAAAGAGGTAAAAGGTGTATTTTCAGGCCAGCTCCCAGCCGAATTCAAATCTGTACAAGGCAAACTACCTAAACATGATCTTAAGCTTCGTCATGCTAAAGCTTATGTTAAGAAGCGTAATGTACGTGAAGATGACATCATTAAATGGAACATAGGATATTGTGAAGAAGGCCGGTACCGTAACCGTATTGTCATTCCATCTTACGATAAATCTATGAAGGTTAATTACCTGATAGGTAGAGCACTATCTGACGAGACCTTCGTCAAGTATGAATTTCCAGAATGCTCTAGGGATATCATACCTTTTGAGTCAATGATTAACTGGTCTAAGCCTATCATACTTTGTGAAGGTGTATTTGATATGTTTACTATTAAGCGTAACTGTATACCGCTATTGGGTAAAGTCATACAACCCGAGTTAATGAAAAAATTATTGACCTGCAAATCAAAAAAGGTGTATCTTTGCCTAGATTCAGATGCATTGAAGGAATCATTAGCTAATTGTCAGCTATTGATGGAAATGGGTAAGACAGTGTATCTAGTTGAATTAGATGAGAAAGACCCAGGGTCTATGACATTTGAGGACTTTACTAAGCTGATACAACAGGTAAGTCCACTGACAACGAGTAAGTTGATGAAGATTAAAATAAACAAGATATGAACGTCATTATAAACGAAAGATTTAAAGACCCAAACGGTAAATACCGTATGAGGTACTACAATCTAGAAAGAAAAAAGGCTTACACACTTAAGTTCGGTAAATGGACCAAGGTAATACCTATGCATTGTGTTGAGGTTAAACAGCGTTTTGACCCTATACATGTAGCAGCTTTAATATTAGCAGAGGTAGATTACTATAACTCACAGATGAAAAAGTACGTTGGTATAATCAATAATCCTGACTGCACCTCTGAGGATAAGAATGAGTACATTCGTATCATGAAAACACTGCATTATCTTAACAATTATAAATTTTAAAAAGAACAATTATGAGTACAAAGTTGAAATTCGAGTTAGACAAGGTTAAGGTTAACTCAAACGCATTAGTAGTATCAGACAGCTCCGCTAAAGCGATAGCACACAAAGTGTTTGAAGATGTAACAGAAGGTAGGATATCAGCAGTAACAGCTATAGAGGCTTTTGCTCTAATGAGCAAAGTTCACGCAGAGCTTAAAGATATGGTAGATGAATCTGGAAAGATATCTATGACAGGATTAATCTGTGAAGAAATATCAATAAATGCAGAAGGAAAGAAAGAGTTCATTACCCCAAAAGGCACTAAGTTCAAGTTAGCTGAAACAGGAACTAAATATGACTATGCTTCTTCCGGTGATCCACTTTACAACAATCTATCAGCTAAGAAAAAAGAACTAGATAAGGAAATCAAAAAGAGAGAGGAGTTCTTGAAGTCAATTAGTGACTTTATTATTATGAGTATTCCAGACCCTGCTACAGGTGAGCTATTGGAAAACATCACAATTACAGCCCCTACTAAAACAAGTAATTCTTCTTATACAGTAACCTTACTAAAGGATTAATTGATATTTATAGTATATGCCTTCATTATTAAAAAGATGCTACCTACCTGGATACTTTTGTCCACCAACTGAAAAGGATTTGCAAATTGCCTACTGGTTAGGTAGAAAGCAATCTGAGATAAGTGAAGTGGTCATTGTTATAGGTGAAGAGAAGAATGCTTTAGTACCTGCAAAGGTCAATCAGCAAATCTTTGATTTATATATCCACGAAACTAACGGGGATATAGTCAAGACTCAATTATCCGGAGAGGATTCCCCTAGACACTACATATATAAAATTCTTGAGAGTAATGTTGAAGAACCATTTATTATAGCTATACCAGAAAAGGTAGCTAAGAGTCATGAGTTCCAAAACAAATTCAGGAAGTTTCATAATTACGAGATAATACTTATCCCTGAGTACAACTACGGTATCAGGGGTGAAATGATGCAGTCCGTGATAGATGAAAACATGAAGGAATTCATGAAGTATATCCCACCTGAATTATCTAAATTATCTGTTCAAAAGGTATTTGATATGTTAAGGGAACAAGTTGATGAGAACAATGGAAATGTGATTAATGTAGGATACCTACAAGGATTATACGAAAAATTCGGAGTAAAATAATTATGGCAGATAATGCGTTATTAAAAGAGTTTAGGAGCAAAGACGTAAAACGTCTTCGTAACCTGTTTTCAGGAAATGCAACCCAATCAACAGGTACCCAAGTAGGGTACGAGAAAGGTTTTACCGAATACAAAGAAGGCGACACCTGGGTAGAAGATGGTAAAGAATGGACCATAAAAGATGGTATCAGGCAGACCAATACGAAATACAGCTCAGTTAAAAAATTATTATTTGCACCATTAGTGTGCCCTTCATGCAAGAACAGTATGAAGCACAGGCTCGACTCTAAATTTTACAGTTTATTTGAGCACTGCTTCTCCTGCCAGTTATCCTTAGAAACCAAACTAAGAGTAGAAGGTAAGTATGAAGAGTACGCCCAAAGGATAATGACCGAAAACGCAATTACATTTACAAAAGATGCAAGGGCGTTTATGAAGGAACTAAATGGAATGGACAGAGGTATTTACACAGAAACAGGTGAAAAACAAAACTGGACTGGTAACAATAGTAATGACCATATAATCCAACAAATGGACAAAGAGCTTACCGAACTTGAAAATAGAATCAATGAAACTAATTAACTTAATCCTAGAAGGAAATGCAGTTTATCCTCCTGGATACAAAGCTGCAAGAGAAGTACCTTACGGAGGTGCCAATTGTGCTAACTGCATAAAATGGAATGCCGATAAGGGAGAGTGTGAAGGTAAATACTTCATAGAGTATAATGGTTCAGGAGTTATACCTACTGAGCCTGAAAAGTATTTATGTAACTGGTGGACTCAAACTAAATCCTAACAAATAAAAAACAAAAAACAATGATTAAAGAAGCGGATCAAATCGCAAACAAATTTAGAAAAAGCTTTCTTAATGAAGGCGCGGTTGTTAACGTGAAATCACTTAACCAACAATCATCAGACTCTTTCTTTACTTTGAATAGTGAAGGTCAAATCTCTAATGTATCCCAGACCTCATTAGACGAGGCTCTAGACACTTTAAATAGTAAGTCAGTACTTATCACTATCAAAGACCTAAAAGCCCTGTATGAGTCTAAAATGATGGCTACTGTAGGAGAGTACGAAGAAGAACAAGATCCTCAAGAGTTACACATGGTTGCAGGTGAACTTGATTCTATCTGTGAAAATGTAGAATTCTTAAAGATGCAAGTAATGGAAGGTCACGATTGGCCAGCTTGGGCATTCCAACATTTAAACGTTGCATGTGATAATATTGAAGAAGTCACTACATACTTCAAAGCAGAGAAAGACCCATACATGGATCAATATGAAGACGAAGGAATGTACACCGAAGAACCCAATTCTTACGATAATATCGGAGTGGTAGGAGAAGTAAAGAAAAAGAAACCTTCTGCCGGTCTTACCAAGAAACAAAAATCAGCTGTTGTAAAGAAAGCTGAGAAAGGTGAAGATATAGGCAAGCCAGGGAAGACGTTTGAGAAAATTGCTAAAAAAGCAGGAGGTGGTGAAAAGGGTGAAAAAATTGCGGCGAGTGTCATGTGGAAGAATATTAAAAGGAAATAGTAAGATGACTAAGCAATACCTAATGGAGGCCTCCGATATATCAACCTTATCCGAAGGTCTCCAATACCATATAAAAACACAAACACCATTAAATGAATCGATTTATCGCCCAGGCTCTAATAGCTTTTATCATTTGTTCCGTGAGGCTAGAGAACTTCTTCAAGAAGGTAACATTATCCTTGACACGATTGACACAGAGATTTTAACAGAAACAGACTTAGGTGAGTTTGGTGAATACAATGGTATAAGAGTTCCTTTAGATTATCCCCTTACTGAGGATTACCTATTGATGGAAGCCGAGTTCCATGGAAAGAGTGTCCAGTTGAATCACCCTAGGCGTAATTCAGGTTCAGGTAAAAAGTATGTAGTCTTTACACACAACCCTAAAACCGGTAAGGTAATTAAGGTTACATTTGGAGACAAGCATGGAGGTCTAAGTGCTAAAATTAGTGATCCAAAGGCTCGAAAAGCTTTTTCAGACAGAATGAACTGCCCAGCTAAAAAAGATAAAACGAAAGCAGGGTACTGGAGTTGTAATCTCCCAAGATATTTTTCATTGATTTCTCCAGGCTCTAAGAATATAAATTCGTACTGGTAGGGCAGTCGCAATATAGTATAAGTAATTATAATTAATAGTAAACTACTTAAAACAATAGATATTTATATACATTAAATGCTTAAAGCCTCGTTAACAGACCATTTGGTAGCTCTGTTATTGTGGTAACTAAAAAGTAGACTTAGTAGACGTACTGAGCCTCAAAAATCCTGTGGTTTGATTCCCTAGGTAAACCATCTACTCACAATAGGGGGTTTCTTTTTTTGTCTCAATTATAGTATAATTTTGCGACAAAATATTATTTAAAAACCTTAATCACATTGAATTACAGGTACTTTTAATAACTAAGGGGTCCTCGCTAAAAAAGGTGGTGTAATTTGCTCATTATCAAATTCACTAGAAAAAATGACAATTAACTATCAATAATTCGGGTATTTTCCGAATTAATCCTTATTTTTGCACAATGCAATATCCATTTACCGAACTAAAAGAACAAGGCTATTATATTAGAGAATTTTCCCAAGAAGTACCTGAAGAAGAGCTAGTCTGGCACAGAGACAGAGAAGACCGAATAGTAGAACCACTACACAATACAGACTGGAAACTGCAGTTAGATGACGAACTACCTGTCATTATAGACAAACCTATATTTATTAAGAGAGATATTTTCCATAGATTAATAAAAGGAACCGATAGCCTTAAGATAAAAGTAACTAAACTGCACATATAACTCATGATGATTAACGAAATAATCCTCCAAGTCCAATACAGTCAAACTAATTTAGTAATAGCAGCTTTTACAAGTGTAATTACAGTTTTAGGAGTATATATTAAAGATGCAGTGGAAAAATCAGTAGCTCTCGGAAGAGCACGAAAAGAAGAAGAAAAGAAGAATGCCCAGATAGATAAGTCGTTGCAACACAATAATAGTATACAAAAGAAAATCAAAGAAATCCTAATACAATTACAAGGTTACACAGAATGTTCCAGAGCTTGCTTATATGCATATCATAACGGAACCAAAACACATTTCGGGTTTTCAATGAATTTTGTTTCAATGATTGAAGAGAAGACAGATGGAATTGTAGCACCACTTATAGATACATTCCAAAACATACCAGCAGGTTATTTCAGAACTATCTTAGATAAAGTAGACAAATCACAAGAAGGTTACGCAGTTATAGAAACAGACGAACTAGATGGAGATGACAAAAGGATGATGGAGAGATACCAGATTGCAATGTCATATGACTTTAAGATAGGAGCTACTGTTTATGAAGGTATGGTAAGTCTTGTATGGGTAAATAAAAAACATATACTATCTGAAGAGCAAATAGACCATATTCAACAGCTTGTGGACTTAATATATTACCTCCAGAAGGATATCCAAAAACTACCAAAATTTTAATATAGTGCCAGACTTTACTTTTCAAAATTTCCGTAAATACATAGCGGAGGCAGACATACAATCACAAGAGGCAGAAGAATCCGATATGGACAAGGTTTTGTCTAAATCACCTAAGTTGAGGTATACTCTAATGCGTACTCTTACATCTCAAAAAGAACCTGGTCCAATTACCGACAAAGAAATAAAAGATATCGTTACTGATATCAAAGTCATACAAAAAAGACCTACCACCTTCCGTATCATATTCAAGAATTCCAATTATATGGATTTGAAGTATGATCCCACACCAGGTATGGTAAGCAATCCTAAGAACTACACTCCATCAGATTACTTCAGAGCTAGAGTTCTAGGTAAAATATATGATTTAGGAGTAGGTTCCCAATATGAGCAATGCCTAGACCAAATAGGTATAGCCTTAAGACAAAACCCAATAGACACCAAGAATCCAGACTTAGAAACACAAGCAATAGAAAAGGGAGAAACTCCTACTGAAGAAGTACCAGCCGGCCCTAATCCAAAAGAACCAGAAACAGAAAGCTAATGAAAGACCTATACGGACAAGTATTAAGAAGTTTGCTAGAAGCAACAGAGTATAAGATAGAAATGAAGAATGGTAAAACTATAACTAAAGAACTTAGCGTTGATAATTATAAGAATATAATGTCAAAGATAGGTACTTCTGATAGTATTATTAAATCTATAACTCCTATAGAAAGGAAAGAATTTAAAGATTTAAACGGAAAAGATTTCTATAAAAATAGTAATCAGAGTTCAGAAGAAGAAATATTAAAAAAGCTATACCCAAAACCTGGTCAAATTGAGTATAGAAATTTAGGTGAGGGTCTTCCTTTATTAGGAGGCCCTGCTTTTTCAGATTGTATACGTAAAGAGTTAAAACCCCTGTTAAAACAAAAGCAAGGGCTTCACATAAACCAAAAAGTAACCTGCCTTACCAATACAGCAGATTACCCCACACCAGAAGACGCAGTTAAAGAGTTAGGTGAAAGAATTTCTATTTTTCCTTCTGAATTTAGTAAGCTAGTAGAATTTACTAAAAATATAAGAAGAGATTATGAAGTAATACAAAAATGTGACAGAGCTATACAAGATTCTTTTGATGAAGGTAAATTTAAACAATACCCAGCACCATTAAAATTACCAAAAAGTGATATAAAAACTTATTTAAAATATTATGAGCAAGGAGGTCCTCATTTAGACCCATACTCTACTTACAATTTTATGATTAATTACCTAAAATCAAACCTAAAGTAGAAACAGAAAGCTAATGAAAGATTTATTTTCTATATTACTTAGAGAAGAGTTTGATTATAGAGGTCAACATAGAGCACCTGGACCAAAAGAAGGCTCACCTTTATATGATGTAACATTGAATGGAATATACCCTGACGATGTTTATTCTAGGCAAGGAAAGTCATACTATGGGGATGGTGAGTCTTATGATTCTATTAATTTTATGATTTTGAATAAGTACCGTAATAAACCTGATGCAACCTTAACTATTTTCAGGGGTGTACCTAAAAATATAAATGACATAAACACCGGTGATTGGGTTACAATAAACAGGCAGTACGCACAAACTCATGTAAGTGGTGAAAAAGGTTACAAGGTGATTTCTAAAACAGTTAAAGCTAGAGATATTTATACAGAAGGTAATTCCTTATCAGAATGGGGTTACTATCCAACTTAATACATATGATGACACCATCCCAACTCCAATCACTTAAGCAACATATAGCAGGACTTGTTCTTTATTTCAGACAACAAGGATTTAATCTTAAACCTTATCCTCAAATCATATTCTCAAATGAGAATAACCCAGATGATATCCTGGATAAAACAGGATATTACAATCCTGAACAAAACGTTGTAGTTATATTCACAAATGGCCGTTCTCCTAAAGACTGTCTAAGAACTTGTTCGCATGAGTTTATTCATGTATTGCAAGGTCACAGAGGAGACTTAGCTGAGGATAAGATAGGTGGTGTATCAGATGATTACACAAAAGGTTCCGAACACCTAAAAGAAATGGAAGATGAAGCTTATCTAATGGGAAATACTCTTATGAGAGGCTATACTGAGAAGCTAAAAAGTAAAATTTAAATGAGAGATTTACATTCACAGATTCTAAGGTAGGTTCTATTAGAAATATCAGACGCTGCTAAAAAGAAAGTAAAAGATAAGTTTAAGAAGGAGAACCCTGCTTTGACCGATGCTCAAATGGACTATTATATCCGTGTGTTTGAAAAGAGAGTTGCAAACTCTGTATTCAAGAAAAAAGACTTGTTCCAATATACCTTCTCAGAATTAGAACAAATAATAGACAAAAACTTCCCTGAAGAAACCAAACCTTCCAATAACGATACCGAAGAAGTTGACTTCAAAGGGTCTGAGGATGTTGTATATAATGATAATGGACTATTAATCCTCCTAGGAGATATAAAGGAGAAATGTGTCCGATATGGTAAAGGGTATTCATGGTGTATAAGCAGAACAGATGCTCGAAATATGTTTTTCAGCTACAGAATGAGACTTGATGAACCTGTATTCTACTTCGTGTTAGATGAAGATAAGCCTAAAACAGATGTATGGCATGCAATAGTCATATACATAGACGCAGATGGAACTTACCATGTAGCTACGTCAGATAATCCAGGAGATAAAGAAATGTCATGGAATGAAATAGAACAGCATCAACCTAAGCTAAAAGGCCTAAAGGGTCTATTTAAACATATTCCATTAACAGCAGAAGAGAAAGCTGACTACGAAAAATTAGGTGAACCTGTCGAAGACAATGTCTACGACAATTTCAGTTATACCGAAAAGGAAAAGTACATAGGATTTGGACATGATTTAACTGAAAAACAGTTGGAGAATACCCCTAAACAACTGTTAGGTAAGTACGCTGCTACAACTACAGGGGAGAATATGACAAAAGAGATGGTTAAATCCTTACCTCCCTCTGATCAAAAAGTACTTAAAGATAATAGGATTAAACGATATGGAAACGTAGCATTGTTCAAGTACTATCCAGAAGACCTTAAAGATGGTATGACGATAGATGATTACCTTGATTTAAGGGGCACTAATATAAAGTCTCTTCCAAATGATTTAAAAGTAGGTGGTAACCTTGATTTAACTGACACTAAAATCACTTCTCTTCCAAATGGTTTACAAGTAGGTCGTTTGATTTATTTAAATTCTATACTAATAAAAAAATATGGTGAAAAACGTATAGAACAAAAAGATATATAGAAAAAATAGTCTAATGATATTTATCTTGATATTTATTAGTATAGGGTAATTCCCCCTATCTCTAACATTATGAATTACATAAAACAAAACCTATTAAGCATCATATGCTTAGTTTTACTATTTGTTATACTTCTACAACGTTGTGGAAGTACCACAATACCAGGACCAACCGTAACAATAGCACGAGACACCCAATGGTTGGCTCATAGAGACACCATAAAAGGCTCAAGTCCAACTATTACAAAGACAATTCCTTATGTGGTTAAATCAAAGGATACTCTGTTCATACCAGATACAAACTACAGTAAACTAAGAACTCAATTTGAATCACTAAGAGATATGTTCCTAGCAGAGAACATATACAAAGACTCTATCAAATTTGATAGCTCCAATGTGTACATCACAGATACCATATTCAAGAATAAAATAAAAGGAGCAGGATATATACTGAATTTTAAATACCCAACAATCACCAACACCATAACCATAAAAGAACCATACGTACCTAAGAATCAACTGTATGTAGGAGGAGCCATTAATGGTAACCTTCCTTCATTAGTAAATTCAGCAGAGGCCGGACTTATCTACAAGACCAAATCTGATAGATTATTCCAGGTAAAAGCAGGGGTAGACATAACAGGTAAGATTGTGTACGGTGTAGGAACCTACTGGAAAATAAAGTTATGAGTCAAAGCCTTTATGAAAAACGTTCATCATCATTTGAAGACTTCTTTTTAAATGAATGGAAAGTGATGAGTTATGGCCACAGGATTGAATTGATAATTCCTAAAAAATACCAATGGCAAATCACTAGATTAATCCCAAAGACGAAGGAAATACTCATCAACTCTGCCCGGAAGGTAGGTGTGACTACCATGCTTACAGCATACTCTGCCTGGATGATGCTATTCAGACCTAACACAAAAGTAGTAGTAACAAGTGTCAGTAAGATAATCGGAAAAGAATTTATTGACCTACTAATGTATTCTTTCAATAAATTACCTATCTTTGCAATTGTTGAATCACAAACCCCATTCTGTATTGAGCTAAAAAACGGTTCTAAGTTGTACATAATAGACCCATCTGAAGAAATACCAGAAGATGAAATAGATCTAGCTATAATAGAGAATGCAGACTTTGTAACAACCTTAAAAGAAACACAACAAAGATTAAAAGACAAGTTGAAACCAAAAGGGTGTTTAGTAACAGCCTCAACTTTATACCATAAATCTGAATTTCTTGAACAGTGTGTAGCAGCTCGTGAAGGAGAATTTGGAGGGCAGTACATAGAGATACCAAGTAACATAAGTAAGCAAAGAACTGAAAAGTGGTTTAACAAAAAAGTAGCTAAGAAAGGTAAAGAAAAAGCAAAAGTAGAAGCCCATTCTTGCTATTACATAGAGGACGGAACCCTTCAACATATAAACAATTTTGAATTGTAGACAATGGGAAGGACTAAAAAATATACAACCGAAGAGCAGGTAAAAGAAGCTAAAAACGAAGCTACCAAGCGTTATTATACACGGAACAAAGCCGTAATAGATGCTAAGGCTAGAGAAAAATACCAAAAGAAAAAAGAACCAATTGGCAAAAGCAGCTAACAAAAAATCAGAAACACCTAATACACCGGCAGTAAGACCTGTAAACCTGAAAGAATTAGCTTTATCAGAGTTTAAGAAGTGTATGGAATCCCCTGAATACTTCATATTAACCTATGTGTGGATTCAGACCACGTCCGGAGGTAGAAGTAAATTCCAATTATACCCTTTCCAAAGGAAGCTTTTACATCTGATGCACACCAGAGACCGCATCATTATCCTTAAAAGCCGTCAGCTAGGTGTAACCACACTAGCCTCAGCATATGCATTGTGGTTATTCTTATTCAAGAATGACTCTTCGATACTCTGTATGGCTCCAACTACCAATATGGCTAAAGCCGTAATGGATAAATTTAAGTTTGCTTTTGAGGAGTTACCTAAATGGATGATTGAATTGTCCAATTCAACTACCAAAGAAGAAAACCAAAAGAAAGTTGTATCATCTAACGGATCAAAGATTGAGGTAATATCCGGAGCTAAGAACTCTGCCAGAGGTAAGACAGCCTCTTTCCTTATTTATGATGAGTTTGCATTCGTAGAAGATGCAGAAGAGACTTATGCAGCAGCTCAACAAACACTAGCGACAGGAGGTAAATGTATAGTATTATCAACTCCAGAAGGCACAGAGAATAAATTCGCAGATTTATACTCAGAAGCAGAATTAGGTAATAATGAATACCTGCCCATAAAGCTAGACTGGAGAGTTCACCCAGAGCATACACAAGATTGGAGAGACAGGCAAGACCAAGAGCTTGGTAAACGTCTTGCAAAACAAGAGTGTTTTGAAGGGGATACTAGAGTGTACACCAAAAGAGGTTTGAAGAAGATTTCCGATATAAAAACTGGGGATTATGTAATGACCCACACAGGTGAATTCAAAAAAGTAATCACCACTATGTCTCATGTATCTGATAATTTATGTACTATATATTCCTCAGTAAACAAAAGAAAGAGAATTGTTACTAATAATCATCCTTTTTGGGAAAATAATGAATGGGTACCTTTATCGAATATCAATAACAAATCCTTGTTACCATCTTTTATAAAAAAAGAACATTTAATTAATCAGGTACTAACAGTAGAAACTGAAAGTATAATCAAGCCTCAATTTTTTAAAGTAAAGTACGATGGGGATTTTATTTATGTAAATGATAGGAGGCATAAAAAAAGATTTCCTAAAAAAATAGATATAGACTACGATTTTGGTATAATAATAGGACTGTACTTGGCTGAAGGGTCTCAACAAAAAAATAGAATTACTTACAGTTTTAACTATGCTACAGAATTAAATACTTGGGTACAACAAATAACAGGCATATTTTTAAAAAAATACAATATAGAAGGTAAACCTGCACAAAAAGCAGAAAAATCAGGGAATATAGATTTTAATTCTGGTATTTTTAAAGATGTATTAAATTCTTTTGTCACAGGACCTCACTGTTATCATAAAAAACTTACAGATTTTGCGTATGATTGCATGAGTCTAGATTTTGCAAAAGGTATATTAAATGGGTATTTTAAAGGAGACGGATGTCTAAAGCATATCTCTGAAAAATCATCTATCACAGCATCAGAGGATTTATCATACGATATATTTTATTTATTTAAAATAATAGGGGCTTCTGGTATTAGATTGAAGACGTATCAAAAGAAAGGTTTAGCTGTTATGTCACATAGACCTGGATCAAAACCATATTACCCAGCTAGAACTTATACAGTTAGTGTGTCTAATGGTAGAAATTACACCTGTAAAGATAATGACATAACAGATATATTAGATAATAGAAAAAATTGTATACCTAGCATTGAAAAAGATATAGATGGTATAACGCATAATATAATTTTTAAGGAGGGATATAAAGAACCTTGCACTGTATATAACTTAGAGGTCGAGGATAACCATACCTATATTACAGAACATTTTATAGTTCACAATTGTGACGCCGA